AAAATAAATCTAATTTGTCTATCATTAAAAAATCAGAAGAATTTAAATTTATTTTTTTTAACTTATAATTAAAAATAAATCTAATTTGTCTATCATTAAAAAATCAGAAGAATTTAAATTTATCTATCATTAAAAAATAAATAAGAATAATATACATGCTATTATTAAATGTATATTTATTTAAGATATCACAAAATCCATGTTAATGTATAACTAGATACAGTGTTTGGACTTACAGCAATATAATTTATAGTATCAACTATATTTCTAGTTATTATATCAGTTGTTGGACTATATAAAGGGTCAATAATACTAAATCCAGCAACAGCATCAAGATTAATTTTATTTGGATAAAAAGAATTAGTACTATTAGCTGTTCTATATATAATACCATCAATATTAACAGCACAAGCAAAAGCATTTGGAGTTAATAAATCATTCTCAAATGTAAATTCTAATTTGTCACCACAATTTATTTTTAATGGGAAAATAAGAAATGGCAATTGTGTAATAGGTGACTGCATATTCCAATGATTTATATTTGTTGGACTAGATTGTATTAATGTAATTGGTGCTGTCCAAATAATTGGAATACCTGTTTGTGGTATAAATTTAATTTTAGTAACTCTGTTATCAGCCCATGCACCTATACTATATAATAATTTTCCACAACAACATTTTTTATCACAACAATTATTATGTGATTTTTCTGATTTAGTTTCACTTGAAGAACTAGATGAATCTGAACAATTATCTGAATCTGACGAATCTTTGTTTCTATTCTTACTAGACATATGTATATATATAGATATATATATTATTTTTTTTAAATTTTTTAAATGTTTTTTTAAAAATTTTTTACAACAGATTTATAAAAATTGAAAACGAAAGTAATAATACTAATATCTTATATACAATATTACTAATATAAAAGTAAGAAAACCTTAAAATTAATTACAAAAAATATTTCTAATCTCTAAAAATAGCAATATAATGATTACAACCTATTTTTAAATTAGTTTTAATGATATCCATTATTTTATCATTAAAATCATCAATATAATTCTTTTTTACTAATTTCATTAAAAAATATTGAATTATTATTTACCAATATTTATAAACTTATTTATTTTAATGATAGAAGTTGTAGAAAATGATATAAAATACAAATTGGGTAGAAATGCCCAAGAAAATTTTGAAATTATAGATGAAGCAAAAAAAATAAATACTAATTATTGGTGGTTTCATATTGAAAATAGTCCATCAGGTCATTGTATAGTTTATACTGAACAATTAGACAAAATGATTATTCAGTATGCTGGGAATTTGGTAAAACAATATTCAAAATTAAAAAACCAGAAAAATGTTTCAATAATTTATACTCAATTAAAGTTTGTTAAAAAAAACAAAACAATTGGTGAAGTTACACTTGTCAAAAAAACAATGAAAACAAGTATATAAATGCTAAATAAAATGTTATAAATATTTCTTTAAAAAAATTTGATTATAAATTATGTTATAAAGCTTTTCTAGTATATATCAATAATGTCTATTAATCCAACATATTATAGTGAAGATATCAAGAAGATTGAAAAGATAGAGTTCAGTATTTTTAGAAATAAAGATGTTGGTCTTTATTCAGCAGTGAGTGGGGACCCATTTGGTATAGATTTAGCTGAATCATATGAAAATTATGAACCAAAGAAAGGTGGTCTAGTTGATTTGAGACTTGGAACTTGTGATATTTATCTTCCTTGTACAACTTGTGGTGAAAATTCATTAGAATGTCCAGGTCATTTTGGTCATACTGAATTAGCTGAACCTGTTTTTCATTTTGGTTTTCTTAATCATTTAAAAAATCTGTTACAATGTATATGTCTTAAATGTTCGAATCTTTTGATTGAAAAATCAGATGTTCAATTTAAGAAAGCATTACATAAAAAAGCAGAAGCAAGATTCAAAGAACTTAAATTAATTACAAAGAATGTAAATTTTTGTTTCAATTGTGGTGTTCCAGTACCTAAAATCAAACGTGAAGTCAAAGATAATGGTTCTATAAAAATTATGATTGAGCGTGATATTAATCCAGGTAATGAAAAAGAAGAACTATCACAAGTTAAGAAAATCAAAGAATCACTAAGTCCAAGAGACTGTTATAATATTTTAAGAAATGTTAGTGATAATGATTGTTATTTACTTGGATTTAATCCAAAGATGCAAAGGCCGGAAGATTTGATTATTAGCAAATTTCCAATTCCTCCAGTTATTATAAGACCAACAGCTAAAGTTGATTTTATGTCAGCTGCAACAATGGAAGATTCATTAACTTTGAAGATTTCTGATATTATTACATCTAACAAACGAGTCAGACAACAAATGGAGAAAGAAACTATATCTAATGAGTTATCAACTTATAATCAAGATATTTTCAATCTACTCCAATATCATGTTGCAACTTATTTTGATAATGAATCTGTTAGTCTACCAAGAACTGAATTTAAAACAGGTGGGCGTACTACTAAATCAATAAGTGATAGAATTAAAGGTAAAGCAGGTCGTGTTAGAAGTAATTTAATGGGTAAGCGTGTTGATTTTAGTGCACGTTCAGTTATTACATCAGACCCATATATTGATATTGACCAAGTAGGTGTTCCAAAGAAAATTGCAATGGAGCTAACTATTCCTGAAAAGGTGACACCATACAATATTAAATATCTTACTGGTTTGGTTAAAAATGGTCGTGATGTTTATCCAGGTGCAAACTTTGTTTTGCGTATTAATTATCGTGACGGTAAACCAGAAATTCAGAAGATTGACCTTAAATATCGTAAGAAAGCAATTAGATTAAATTTTGGAGATGTTGTTGAAAGACACTCTGTTGATGGTGACCATGTGCTATTCAATCGTCAACCTACACTTCACAAACCATCTATGATGGGTCATCAAATACAAGTTATTGATAATGATGACTTGAATACATTTCGTATGTCTGTATCAGTATGTAAACCATATAATGCAGATTTTGATGGGGATAAACACGTTGTATTATCATCTTGTCCCCAACAGGTGAATGCCTAAGTGAGTTGTGTATGAAACCACTTAGGGAAAACATTGTAACATACACTATAATATAATCACCTAGTACTTGTATCAATGATACAAGTGCAAGACTTTCAAATTGTTCGGGAACACCGTAAAGTCTATTCTACCAAACTAGTAATGAAAATTATTAGTGGAAGCGCGTAATGGCGTTTAAAGACATTTTTATTATTAAAATGTCTGAGGTAAAAATGAATAGAATGCGCGAAAGCAAAATTGGTTACCCGCAGCCAAGGTCCTAAACTTTATAACAATTTAGTTATGAAGCATGGATAAGGTTCAGAGACTAAACGGAAGTCGGTCTTAAAACAACTACTTTAAAAGTATATTTTTGAGGCTTAAGATATAGTCCAATAGTCCGGCGAAAGTTGGAATGTAAGTTTTCTATTGATTCTATCTACACAATTTAATAGAATCATAAAGATTTCCTAAAAGATTTAATCTCATGGAAATCGGAAAATGTCATGGAGATGAATATCCATCTTGCTCAATCGATTCAAGCAAGAAACGAACTTAAACGTATTGCAAATGTACAATATCAAATTGTCGGTGCTAAAGATTCCAGTCCAATTATTGGTTGTCAACAAGATACTCTTTCAGGAGCATATATGATGACAGAACCTACAGTTAAAATGGTTGGATGGGAAGTAGCAAATATTTTATGTAATACAACATCAGAAACTAAATTTGATATTAATATGACTAAAGAATACACAGGTCATCAAGTATTTTCTCATATTATTCCAGTAGGTATTAATAATACTAAAAAATCTGGTGATAAGGTTACTTTTCAAATTACTAATGGTCAGTTAACAACTGGTTATTTAGATAAATCATCACTTAGTTTTGCAAAAAATTCAATTATTCATTTTATTTGGGATAAATTTGGACCTAATAAAACTAGAAGATTTATTGATGATTCTCAAAGACTTATTCTTAATTATTTACTATTAAGAGGTCAAACAGTTGGTTTTAAAGATACTTTGATTGATAAGAAAATGGAAGACCAAATCATGCAAATAGTCAATCAAAAGATTTTAGAATCCAAGTATGCAATTACTCAATATGAGAATGAGACTGACCAAATTTCACTAGACATTATTGAAAATTCACTAGTTTCTGAACTTGGTGCAATTCAAGCTAATGTTGGTCAAATGTTGATGTCTCATTTAAATATAGATAATTTTTTCTGGGCTTCTGCTAAATCTGGTGCTAAAGGTAATGCAACAAATGTTGCTCAAGTGTCAGGTATTATTGGTCAAAACAATGTAGAAGGTTCACGATTTAAGAAAAAGATAGAAGGTCGTGCTCTAGTTTATTGGCACAAAGATGATGATACACCCGAGGCAAGAGGTTTTATTAAAAATTCATATTTATCAGGTTTGAGAGGATATGAATTCTTCTATAATGCAGCTGCAGGTCGTGAGGGTCTTATCGATACCGCGATTAAATCTGTAACATGGGAAACACCAATTATTATTATTGAAAATAAAAAACCTAAATATACTGAAATTGGTAAATGGATTGATGGATTATTAGATTCAAATTTAGATAAAATTTCTAAGGAAAGTTATTTAAATATGGAACTATTAGATTTACAACATACAGTTTATATTCCAACAATGGATTATAATGGTAAAGTATCTTGGGCAACTATTAGTGCTATTACCAGACATGATCCAGGAAACCAACTTTATGAAATTAAAACAAAATCAGGACGCAATGTAACAGTTACAGCTACTAAATCTTTGTTAATTTGGAAACCAAGCTTAAATCAATTTAGGGAAGTTTTAACAACTGATATTAAAATTGGAGATTATGTTCCTGTTACTCTAAATTTAAGTAAGGCTCCTGAAAATATTCATATAACAGAACTATTTACGATAGATTCTAAACAAAATAAAATAAAAGTTAATAATGAAACTGAATTAAATTTAGTATCATTTATACAATCACAATCAGGAGTTTTTGGTTCACTTGATAAAAATATTGATTATATGTTTACAAAATCAAATGATTATATAAAACATAATGATGTTGTATTAGATCCAATTATTGAAATCAATCTTATTGATGTTAAATCACATCCTAAAGTTTATGATCTTACTATTCCATCAACATTTAACTTTGGTTTGGCAAATGGTCTACAAGTTCGTGATACAGCTTCTACAGGTTATATCCAACGGCAACTTATTAAGGGGCTTGAAGATTTGTCAATTAAGTATGATGGTACAAATAGAAATGCTCGAGGAATTATTATTCAAACTGTTTATGGTGAAAATGGTATTAATCAAGCAACACAAACAGAATTACAATTAAACATTCTTTCAATGGATAATAAAACTCTAACTGAAAAATTAGGATTTAATTCTGAGCAAATTAAAAAGATGGAAAAGACTCTTAAAATGTCTGTCAAAGAACTTGGCGACTTTAACACTAAACATATTGAAAAACTTAAAAAGCTTAGAGATGAAATGAGACAACTTCAATCACGGGCTTTAATTAATTACAAGATTTTAGAAGAAAAGTTTATGTTACCAGTTAACTTTTTCCGTATTACTCAAGACTATTCAAATAAGAAGGAATATATTGAACTTAAACCTCAAGATATTGAAGATGCAATTGAAGACTTTATAACTAATTATGAAAATAGATTGATTACATCACTAAAACCAAAAGATAAATTTATGAAGAAAGATGACCGTAGCCTTAAGTTTTTACTTGAGGTTGCAATCAATGAATATTTGGCTCCTGTTAAATGTATCTTTGAATATGGTTTATCTAAAGCAGAATTTAAGAAGATGATGGATGAAATCAAATTGAGTTTTATTAAAGCTATAATTGAACCTGGTGAAATGGTTGGTATTATTGCAGCTCAATCTGTTGGCGAGCCCACTAGTCAGATGTCACAGCATCAGGATACACAAGTTAAAATTGTTGAAAGAAATATTGCATCGAACCAAGTTAAATTTCATACAGTAAAAATTGGTAACTTATGCGACCAAATCATACGAGAAAATTCAGACTTAACTATTGGCACTGGTCATCCAGATAGTGTAGAAACAGATTTGACAACACTACCAAATGAATACTATATTATTGGTGTCGATGCTCAGGAAAAAACTCATTGGAACAAAATTTCACATGTATCCAGACATCCAGTAAATGGTCAATTAATGACAATCACTACCAAGAGCGGTAGAAAGACCACAACTACCCTATCTCATTCTCACTTAATTCGTGCCAACCAAACAGTTGAAGCAATTACAGGTGCGAACTTGAAAGTCGGTATGCGTATTCCAGTTACTAAACATATTGATAATACATTTGTTAATGATAAAATTAAAATTGATGAAAAAGAATATCAACTTGACCATTTATTTGGATGGTTTGTTGGTGCATACTTAGCTGAAGGTTCTATTAATAGTAACACTATAAGTATTAGTAATGTTTCAGACCACTTTATTAATAAAACTACAGAGTTATGTAAACTATTTGGTGCTGAAGTATCTGTTCGTAGATATCAAGGTGAATATGGCCCATCAACTTCTACATCATTCAAACACAAATCATTAGCCAAACTTATAATTGACACAATGGATACTGGTTCGTTTGTAAAACGTGTACCAGACTTTGCCTATACTGCTCCCAATGAATTTAAAGCCGGATTACTACAAGCTTATTTTGATGGTGATGGCAATTTTCAGGCAGATGAAACACGTAATCAAATTAGAGTATGTAGTAGAAGTAAACAATTAATTAGTGATATTGCATTGTTACTCAACTACTTTGGCATATTTGGTTCAATTAAGGAACAGACTGTTAAAGCACAACCAATTTACAACTTGTCAATGAGTGCAAAATATGGTCCCATTTGGCAAGAAAAAATTGGAACCGCATTACATCAAGATAAATTAACAGCTGTTGTAGCTTATGCTCGACGCGATGATGCACATAGCTTATCTGATGAAATTGATAAGATTAATGGACTTGGTGAAATTATTGCCAAATGTGGTAAGACTTTGGAGTTACCAGGTCAAAGTAGAACTTATGGTCGTTGGGCTAAGAAAGAATCTATTGGAAGAAGAACACTTAGTAAATATATTAGTATATTCGAAGCTGACCCAAATGCACATAAAATTCAAAGAGAACTAGCTATATTAAATCAGGCAGTAAATTCTAATGTTATCTGGGATGAAATTACTGATATCAAAGTATATACACCAGACCAGACAGATTATGTATATGATTTTACTGTTCCTGGTAATCAAACATTTATGGTTGATTCTGGTATCATTGTTCATAATACTTTGAATACAAAGCATTTTGCAGGTGCTGCTAAAGGTGGTTCAGCAAATATGGGTGTTGCACGTATTCAAGAGTTGCTTCATTATTCGAAAAATATAAAGACACCTCAAATGATGATTTATTTCAAAGATTCATATGCAAACGATAGGTCAGCACTTAATAAGATTGTATCATATTTCAAACACTTGTCTATTCGTCAATTAATATCAAGTGCTGAAGTATTTTATGATTTAGGACAGAATGATATACTTGGTAAGAAAATTAAGGCTGATAATGTATCTACACCATTTTTTGTTAATAATCAAAAGGCAGATATTAGTTCTCTACCATTTGTATTTAGAATAAAGTTTAACATTGAAAAAATGTTAGAAAAAGAAACTACACTTCTTGATATCAAGACAAAGTTTATTTCTCATTGGTATAAAAATTATACTAATATTAAAAATTTGTCAAAGAATGAGAAAGAAGTAATTAGTAGAATATCAAGATGTGCTATTTTATCTAATCTTGCTACTGATAAAGAACAGATTATCCATATTAGATTTTCAATGAGTTCATTCAGATATAATATCATTACAGATTTTCTAAAAATGATATTTGATGACATTACTCTTAAAGGTATTGAAAATATAGATAACATTGATGTTAGTCAAGAACGTGTTATTAAATATGATAAAGAAACAGGTGAAGTTAAAACAGACAAAGAATATATGGTATATACTGCTGGTATTAACTTTGAAAAAATGCGTATGATTAAAGGTATTGACATGTCCAGAACTAAATGTAATGATACAGCTACAACATTTAGATTATATGGTATTGAAGCAACACGTCAAATGTTACTTCATGAATTATCAGAAACATATAAAGCAGGTGGTTCTAATATCAATCAAAATCATTTGTCATTGCTTATTGACCAAATGTGTCATCTTGGTGAAGTTATATCTATGGATAGACATGGATTATCAAAGATTGATAGTGACCCTATTGCCAGAGCATCATTTGAAAAGACAATGGACCATTTTGTTAATGCAGCATTATTTAATGAAAAAGATACAATGCGGTCTGTTAGTTCTCGTATTGCTGTTGGTCGTGTGATTTCTGGTGGAACTGGTGCATTTGATTTGTTGTTTGATACAAAGAAGTTAGAAGCATCAGAATATACAGAAGATGAAACTGGTGGACGTGTAACATTTGCTCCACTTGAAGAAGAACCATTATTACTTGATTTGCTCAAATATAATGTTGGTAAAACAGAATTCTTCATGCCAAATATGTAATCTTATTTTAATTAAATTAATAATATTAATTATTAATTTAGCTATCAATTTGAAATATTTTTAATATTATTAATTTATCTACCAATTTGAAATATTTTTTAATATTTTGAATGTTATTTTAGCTACCAATTTGAAATAATTTTTGATATTTTTAATGTTAATTTAGCTACCAATTTGAAATAATTTTTGATATATAAATAGCTGTAATAATAAAACCAACTTTAAGATGTAAGATTGATATAAATTTTACTATTTTTGTTTGAGGAACAATATCATAACCTAGTGAATAAAACAAAGTATTTGAATAATAGATAAAGTCATAAAAATCTATTTTTTTTATTGTATCCATATTATGAATGTTTTTGAAGCTTTTATTATTTGATTGATATATTTTATGATATATTATAGCAAAAACTAAATTAATTGTAAATATTATAATTATAATTTCTGTAATTAAAGAAACTGGTATTTTTTTAATGTGTTCTAATAAATGTGAGTTGTCTAAATATTCAATAATTAGCATTATAATACCAAGTAGAAAAATAATTATTATAATTTGATAATATAAGCTAAAACATAAAATGGAGGTATGTTATTGTGTCCTGATGCACCACCGCTAGGTTCAGTTTGCATATTTAAAGGACTACCATTATCAAGTGTCATTCTTGAATCACATCCACCATCTCTAAAGCATGCATTATTAGTTTTCAATCCATGACTGTGTTGAGGCATTTCAGTAAGAGTTAATTGTTGATGGTCAGTACCACCATATTCTCCAATTTTCATCTTAAAAATCGAAGATATTATGCTATTTTGTGATATACCTAATAATTTATTATCAACACTTGTACTATTGATTGGTTTATATACTACATAATCAGCAAAACCTTTTTCTCCAGGTAAATTATCAGAAAACATACGAATAAATCTACCTCTAAGATCAGGTGTTTGAAAATCACCAATTTTTTGACCATCACATAAAGCCCATCCTTTTGGAGGTTCAGTACCAGACCAAGCTATAATCATACCCTTTATTGTTAAAGAACTTGTATCATATGTAATATTGTTACCTTCATTTTTATCGGGGCTATAGAAATAAATAGAACCACCTTTATTCTCATTATTAGCACTAATATATGTACCACGATTTCCATTTTTATTTATTAAATGTATATTTCCATCTGTTTTATCTTTAGAACCAACAGTTAAATCAGAACCAACAGTTAATTTAGAATCGACAATTATATTACCTGTCACTCTTAAATCACCAGGAATAGTTAAACCTTCTTTTTGTAATTTAGTTGCAACCTCGGCCAAGTTTCTTATAGATTCTACATCAGCATTATATATATTTTTAATAGTTTCTTTAATCATGTTTTTAGTGTCTTCTGATGTATCAGTCATTTTTTCTGTATAAGATTGTTTATGATATATATGAAAAATAAAAACAAAAATTATTATAATTATTATTAAATTATATTATCCTTATTTTATATATTCTAATAAGCTCATTATATTAGAAGATATTTTTATAAATTATAAATTATATATTACAAATACTTTTCAATTGATTCTGGCATTTCTTTAATATCCATCTTGTAAAAATGTTTTAGTTTACTAAATGTTTTAATATCTGTTGGGTCGGTCATTTTAACCATTGTAATAGCAACACCTTTTTTATCAAATCTACCGCATCTACCAATACGATGAACATATGTTTCTTTATTAGGTGGTAAATCATAATTAATTACCATATTAACTTGAGGAATATCAATACCTCTTGATAACAAATCAGTTGTTAAAAGAAGACGTGTTTTACCATCTCTAAAATCCTTAACAACATTATCTCTTTCAGGTTGAGTCATATTTGAGTGAATCACTGTAATTGCAAAATTGTTTTGTTTCAAATTCTGGTCTAACCATTCAACTTTCCTGATTGTATTGCAAAAAATAATTGCTTGTGATGTAGAAACTAAATTATATAAATCTAATAAAGTATCAAATTTAAGTTCTTCAGTTTCAACATCCAAATAAAACTGACTAATTAAATCAACAATAACTTCATTATTTCTTAGTAAAACTTTTATAGGGTCGTGCATTAATCTTTTACTAGCATTAAAAACACTAATAGACATTGTTGCTGAAATTAAAATAACCTGAATCCCACTTGGAGCTTTATCAAAAATCTCTTGCAATTTATCACTGATTCCATCTGATAATATTTCATCAGCTTCATCTAAAACAAAAAATTTAAGTTTGTGAATATTAATTTTCTTTTCATTAATCATATGGTAAATTCTACCAATAGTACCAATTACAACTGATGCAGTTCTTAATTCTGTACGATTTTGACTAACATCAGTACCACCAGTACATTTAGCAATATTATATTCTGTATATTTTGCCAAATTAGATGCAACATCATATACTTGAGTTGCGAGTTCTCTTGTTGGAGTAATAATAATGCCTTGACATGCTTTCTCTGCAGAATCAATTCTATTGAGGACACCTAATAAATAAGTTGCTGTTTTACCTGTTCCTGATTGTGACTGTAATATACAATCTTTACCTGTATTGATTGAGCCAATACCTTTTATCTGAATTTTTGAGGGCTGTGTAAATCCATGAAGATATACACCCTTTAATAACTGTTCATTTAACTTTAAACTATCAAAATTATCTTTGTCTGATTCCATTTTATTATAATATAAAATATTATCTTTAAACACTTTACGCAGCTAAATTTAACATAAAAAAATTGATAATTATGAAAAAATAAAAACTGAAATAGAAATGCACTAAGAAATAATGATTTAATATATAATGGCTACTAATTCAAAAATGACGTTCAAAATTAATGAGGTTGAGGTTTCTCAATTTAACTTTACCGAGTTGGATGATAATAATCAACGTTCTAAGGGACAACGAATTTCTTATCCTCGATACACTAGTCCTGAAAATGGTTCCGAAATTCCACTATTTATTCAATTCCCTTGGATTGATATGAAATCATATGGTATTCCTAAACTTGGTGAATTTTATGAAAGTGATTCTGATAGATCATTTGTTAAAATTCCTCTTAATCAATCAGACCCAGAAATCAAACAACTAACTGAAAAATTCCAAGAACTTGATAAAAAATTTGGTTCAGATGAATTTAAGGAAAAAATGTTTGGTGCTAAAGGAGTATCTAAATATGAATATCAACCAATCTTTCGACTACCGCAAGAAGATGAAGATACTAAAAAGGATTCAAAGACAAAGAAGGATTATGGCCCAAAACAACCTTACATGAAACTAAAAATTGATACTGAATATGGTACAAATATAGTTAAAACAATTGTATTTAGTTCTGTTCTAAAAAATGGTAAACGAGAACGTACTAAAGTTGAAAATATCAAAACAATTGATGATTTTGCATCTCATGTATGTTGGATGAGTCGTATTCATCCTGTTGTTCGTCCTATAAAACTATGGGCTCAACCTCTTAATAAGAAGAATCCAACATATGGAATTACTTTTAAGATTGCAAAAACAGAAGTTGAACCTCCATCCAAGACAAATTCAAATCTTAAACAATATCTGGAATCAAATGATTTTCTTGATTCAGATGAAGAAGTTGAAACTACTAGTACAGTTACTAAAACAGAGCAAGTTACTAAAACAGAGCAAGTTACTAAAACAGAACAAACAACTCTACCATTTAAAGTAGCACAAGTAGCTTCTGAGGATGATTCAGATGGTGAATCTGATAATGAATCAACACAACAAGTTAAGGCAGCTGCTGCAAAGACTCCAGTTAAAAAAGTTGTAGAATCTGATGGTGATGAATCTGATGAAGTGAAAACTGTTAAAAAGCCAGCAGCAAAAGCTCCAGCTAAAACAACTGCAAGTAAAGCAAAAAAGAATTTTGCTTCAGCTAATTAGTACATATTATGTTATTTTTTTTAATAATTGATTTAAAAAATATTTATTTATAATTATCATATATGAATTACCAAGAACCAATCAGAACATGTAATATTGATTTAAACAAAATTGTTTATCCAAAAATTAAGAATAGTGGTACAAAAAAACTTGTTTTAATTAAATACAATGAAAAATCAAAACTAAAAAATTTTGTTTTTCAAACTCCAACATTGCTTAATTTATTTAAACCAGAACTAAATGGAAATTATACAGATATCGAAATTGAATTAGTAGGTAAAGAAAAAAGCAAAGTAAATAAATTTAAAAAGTTTTTAAATGAACTTGAAGATAAAATTAAACTAGATGCACAATCTTATGCAAATACTTGGTTTAATCTAGAAAATAATGAACAGCATATTAATTTTCAAAAAGTGATAAGAGATTCTGATGCACATCCTGAAGGAATTATAAAAGTAAAAATAATTAAGAATAATGATTTTGAAACATTTCTACAGTTAAAAAATAGTAAGAGAATAAACATAACTGACGTACCGGGAAATTCATGGTGTAAAATGATATTAGAATGTTATGGTATATGGATTAATTCAAATAATGATTTTGGTATATTTTTTAGACCGATTTTAATTTCATTTACACCAAAAGAAAAAGAAGTTTATAATTATAAATTTATAGAAGATTCTGATGATGATGGGGTTGATATTTTTGATACAGAAGTTAATCAAAATATTTTTATGAAAATAGAACCTTCAGTAAATAAAAAACAGAATCAAAATAATGATTCTACATCTCAATTAGATTATAATGAAATAATTAAAGAATTAGAACTAGAATTAAAAGATAATAAAACATCTGATATAGTAGATATGTCTGCATCTGTTTTGAATCACAAAGATAATTTATTAGATATTAATTTAAAAGATATATATTCTTCAGATTCAAATACATCAGATGATGAAAAATCATCATTATCACCAGATATTGATGCTGAAACATCTGATAATTAAAAAAGTTACAATTAAATTTTATTTAAAGACATTTTTAATATTATGAAATATACTATTAAAATTGTAAGATGTTAGTCTTAGAATCAACAAAATTAAATCAGGAAGTATTTAAAAATATTCAAATAACATCACAAGAAAACATGATAATAAAATCTCTTGAAAAATTCTACGAAGATAATTATAATATAGAATTATTTATATCAATTATAAATTCACAATCTAAAATATCTATCAGATTAATTGACCATTTTGTGACAAAATATTCAAAAACTAATAAAATTAATTATAAACTTAAGGAAAATGATGTTGAACAAATATTTAATGTTCATACATCATACAAGCAACAATTAAAGGCATTCCAAAAAAAACATTTTGACCCATTTAGTAGAGGAGATAGAATACCATATTTTATGAATGATATTTGTATTATAACAACAATTGGTCAACTTAATTTTTTTAGATGGTTTATTTCTAAAAAAATATATGATTATATATTAACTAACCATGATTTGATTGAGTATGATATGAACAAAAACAACAAAATAGAAAACAACAAAAAAAATAAGACTATAAAAGAATCACAAAAAAATAAATTTTCAAAAACTAATATTTCAGTAATGTCATCAAAACTATTAAATAATAATTATAGAACATTATCAAAACCATTAATATTAAATAATAATTATAAAACATCAACAAATACATTAAATTTTGGAGAATCAAAAACAGAAAAAATAGTAGTTTCTTTTACTTTTAATTAATTAAAAAAATTGATTAATTAAATGATTAAAACCAAATGTTATTTATATAATGCCACCTAAAAATGTTAAGCAATCTAAAGTTACACCTGTTAAAAAGGTTGAAGAAGAATCAGACAATGGTGATTCCAACCCAAAAGTTAATAAAACTAACTCAAATGATTCTGAATCAGGGAAAACTAAAACTCTTAAAAAATCTAAAAATACAGTAAAAAATAAAAAGGAGTCTGATAATGCAAAAGATGATGCAAAAAATGATGCGAAAGACGATGCAACTGACAATGCAAAAGATGATGCAACTGACAATGCAAAAGATGACGCAACTGATAATGCAAAAGATGAAGAATCAAGTGATGAAGAATCAGATGCAGATGAAAAGAAACCCAAGGAAAAGAAATCAAAGGAATCATTTGAAGAACTAACAAAGAAGCTCGATACTCTTCAGGCTAGTATTAAAGATGTTGAAAAAGAAATCAGAGAACTTGAAAAACAAACAGACACTAAAGAAAAATTGCGACGTGATTACGAACGTCAAGTAAATCAAATTAGTAAAATTCTTCTTAAAACTCATAATGATGAAGTTACTAAAGCTCTCAAAAACAAACCTAAACGTAAGGGAAATGTAAATGGTGGTTTTAATAAAGAACATCCAGTTCCTGAAACTCTTAGAGTTTTTCTAGGTCTTGCTAAAGATACAAATATGTCTCGACCAAAAGTTATGAGTGCTCTCAATAACAAATTTTCTGAGCTTGGACTTAAAAATGGTCAAACTACAACACTTGATAAACAAACATCCAAAGCACTTGGATTTGGTGCAGAAACTAAAGAAATCAAGTTTACAGAATTCCAATCATTTCTTGCTTCCTTTTATCATAAAGAAGAAAATAATGAATAATTTATTCAAGTTGAAATAATGTCATTCTTGATGATTTTAATTTAATATATTTATTTTGTTTAAATCCAACTTTTGATATATTAAATATTAATTCGTTATAATTATCATAATCAATTAATTTATTATTAATTAAATATTCAAATATCATAAACTTTAATATATAATATGAAAAAGCAGGTGTTGTTTGTTTAATTGAATTAATCGGACAATCCTTCCAATTACCTAATCCTAAATATTCATTTAAATACATTGATTGATTTTTAATAAATCCTAACTCTATTTCTAATAAACCTTTAACAGATTTTTCTATCATTATAGAAACAAAAACTAAATGATACAAAACTCCAAAAAAATCAGTAAGTGCTTCAAAATAAGAATGCGGACCTTGTATTTTAATTATAGAATCTACATTTTGTTCTCTTTTATCCATATTCATAAAATGACAAATTTCATGAAATATAACTTTATCTACTTCTTCTTTTCTCCAAATATAAATAATTTTTGAATCTGTATAACCTGTATTTGCATTTTTAACCCCCATATTTTCATTATTTTCTGGAAAATATTTTTTCAAATTAGTTAAAACTAAATAAATAATAACTTGTTTATTTACATGTTGATTTTTATGTTTTAAATATTCTATAATATAAACTAATAATCTCATTTTTTTACTTGTATTATTTATTGTTTCATCTGTTTTAACATAAATATAATTCATATATGGTTTACTATCATTGTTTATTATTGATTCCCATTCATATAAATAATTGTTATTTAATCTATTTAATTCACTAATTACTGATTTAGTATCTACCCATGATACTTTAGAATATTCATTAATTTTTTCATTTAGTTGATTATAATTATCATCAATTTTATCCATTTTTATTTTTAGGTTAGGATTATTTATTATGAAATGTTTAACCATGTCCCTTTCTGTCCTGATTAGTTTAACTAACTCAGAATCATTAGATAAATTATATTTATTTTTTTTAAATTGTTTTAGATGTTCTGATGTAAATTCTGATAATACCATTTACTATATTATTATATGATAATTTATTTTAATCAATTGTGGAAATATTGTTTTAACATTTTTTCTTTTTCTTCACTATCCTCATAATTTAAATATAATTTTACAGCTAGATTATGTGTTAGTATCTTAACATTTGACTCTACATTTTTAATATTATTATTAATATCAATTAAAAAACCATCTCTACTTGATACCCAATCATGAATAGTTATATTTTTATTTTCACCTAAATCTAAATGAATATCTAAACCATATATCATCTCATATAGTGTAATTGGTTGTTCTATTAATATAATTTTATCATCCCAATATAGATTATTTGGTAGGTTTAATTTAATAATTAAATTACCATATTCTCCATTAATTGAGTCTCCTGCACCAATAAAAACAATAAAAGTACTTGTTAGATTAAAAACAAATGTAGTCTGTTCACTGGTATCATTTATTTTTCTTTTAATTTTAATTTTTCTTTTATTATTTGCAGCAATATCACCTACTTTTATTTGTAGTTCAATTCTAATATCAAGTTCACTAACTTTTTGTATAGATATAGGGAGTTGATAATAATATTCTGCAAAAGTTTCATCATAAATTTCAACATCTGATTCAGAACATTTTATAATATTAGTAAATTTTTTTTTAGGAATAATACCATTTTTAAATAATTGTAATAATTCTCCAACATTAATTGCACGGAAGAAATCAATAAAATTATTTTTAATATAATCATACTTTTCTAAATTAATTCCATATTTATTAAGTTCATCAAAATTAATTTTTTCTCCTATTATCTTTTCTAGTATCTCAACAAAACTCATTTTTTCATTAGCATTCATTCTTTGATATTCTTGTCTGGTTTTATCATTAATTAATATTTCATAGGCAGATTGTATTCGCTGAAATTTTTCACTAGCATTATCTGATTTATTTTTATCAGGATGATAAATTTTTGCTAATCTAAAATATGCTTTCTTTATTTCAATTTCAGACGCATTGGGTTTTATTTCCAATATTTCATAAAGGTCCATAATAATATATTTAAAATTTTATTCTTTATAATTAAATATATACATGGAGAACAATATTTTTTTAAAAATGAATAAAAATAAATTTAATCCGGATGTTGAACAGAAACTTAAAATAAAAGAAAATGAACGTGATAGTTCAAAATTTGAGTTACAAACAACAATTTATAATCCAATCACAGGAATTATACCAAATAGAATAAATTCAGTAAAAGACCTAGTATTAGAGAAAGATACAACATTAGATAAAATTAATATTCAAAAAAAAATCTCTGAAAAAAATAATGAAAGAGAACTTCAAAATAATTCATTCAAGCCTACTAAAACCAAGGTTATAAATAATGAAGTGAGAGAAATAGTTAAGGCACAACCAGTAAATAATACTAATTATATTGAGACTTTTGAAGATATGAAAAGAGGTTCAGTTAATACTAATAAACCTCCTAATAAAAAAAATTATAATAATATTATGGATGGACTTAAAGAATTAGGTATTATTAATTAATAATGTCAACTATAGTATCAAGTCATATAAATCTAGATGAGAATAAACTATATGAAAATATAATAATAAAATTAGATAGAATCAAAGAAACACTCAATAAAATAAAAAACTATTCTGAAAAATTTGATGTTGAAACAAATAAAAATATTAATTTTTTAGAAAAATTAAGTTATTTTTCGACTGATTTAAATAATATGGATGCATTAGTAAATGATATGTACTCTGAATTTGTTTTAGAATCAAATCCTAATGAATTATCACATGAAGATAAAAATAAAAGAAATAATTTAATTATAGAAAAAAAAATACAAGATACATTTTTACCATATATGTTATATTTTAGAGTTTTATTGAGTAATATGTCTGAATAAATAAATTAGTTTTAAATTTATTAAAATAAAATTCTTAATAAATGTAAATGGTAGATGAAACAATCAATCAACATTATTCTTTAGTTGATAATAATTTAATTACAAATTTGTGTAAGAATAATAGTTTAAAAAATCTTATAAAATTATCAACTTCAACTGATTTATATGTATTTAATAAAAAACATAAAAAGTGGAATTTAAAAAGCAAAACTACATTATTGAAAGAATGTCAAAATATAAGGAAAAAAGAATTAAAATTATCAAGTTCAATGTTATCTAATTTAGCAAAATTAAATAGCACAAAAGATATATTAAACGTTAAAAATATATGTAATGAACTTCAAAATAAGATTACAAACATAGATAATATAATAGACTGTATTGAGCATTTGGAATTACCAACTAATAATAATCTAAAAATTTCAAAAACAAATAATATTCAAAGTTTTACAGAACAACTTTCAGCAAAACCAACACAAAATATTAATATAATTGATATAAATAATGTGTTGAATAAACAAAATACAACTGAAAATTCTGATAGTTTTATTGAATGTTATACAAATTGTTAAATTTTCTTAGCTTTTGATTTATAAAATCTCTAACACTATTTTCATCACGAGGTCCAACATATTCAGTGGCTTTTTTATTCATCATTAAAATAATAGTCGGAAATCCTGTTATCTTGTATTCCTTAATTTCTTTAGCATTTTCTTCAGAATCATACATAACAAAATTAATTTTATGTGCTAATTCTTTTTCAAGCTTTTCCCATATTGGTCTAAAACTTGTACAATGAGGACACCATTCAGCTTTAAATAAATTAATAGTAATATTGATGCCACTTCCTCCTAACATATTAGACATTTTTGCCTTTGATTTTAATGCAGTATATTTTGCTTTGTATTTTAAATACTTATCAGTGTAATCCATATATATATTACATAGATATTTTTTATATATTAAATTATATGGAAGAAAGAAAAGGGATTATAATTATTATAATAATTTTAATTATATTTTCATCTAAATTATTTAATATTGTATGGGATGTATGCAAATGTTTAGCTTATATAATAATTATTATTTATATAATAAAATATTTTAATCCAACTTTTATAGAAAATAGTATGAAAAATAAAGATACTCTACCAAGTAATAAAGAAATAACATATAATGAAACAATAAATAAAAATAATAAAAATAATAGAAATTTAGATAATACCAATAGAATAGGAAATAGAAAATTAAGTTTGTAAATGAAATATATAAAAACTTACTATCTATAGTTTTGTGATGTTGTAAGATTATGATTGAATTGTTTATGATTAATATCTTTTTTTTGTTTGCCAATCTTTTTCTGCTTGTTGTCTATCAAAATGCACTCCTTGTAAGGACCTGTCTTTTCTATTGGGTGGAACATATTTAGATTGTGGTGCTGCTGGTACTGTAGGTAGTGCTGCTGGTGCTGCTGGTGCTGCTGGTAGTGGTGCTGTAGGTAGTGCTGCTGGTAGTGTAGGTGGTGCTGCTGATTGTTGTGGTGCTGCTGGTAGTGTAGGTGGTGCTGCTGGTAGTGTAGGTGGTGCTGCTGATTGTTGCGGTGCTGCTGATTGTTGCGGTGCTGCTGATTGTTGTGGTGCTGCTGGTAGTGGTGCTGCTGGTAGTGGTGCTGCTGGTAGTGGTGCTGCTGATTGTTGTGGTACTGTTGGTGGTGGTACTGTAGGTGGTACATATTCTTGTATATTTAATTCCTCATTTATTTTTTTATATTCTTTTTCACATCTGTCTTTAATATTTTTTTGTGGTTTAAATAGAGTATCTGATAGAGTATGTGATGAATTATATATACGGTTGTATTGACCTACTGCTTCTGAAGGTTTAGTATATGTAAAAATTTTACTAGCTAAATCTTTCCATAATTCTGAAAATCTCACACCTGTTTTTATTAATGTATTATCATATATAATATTATTATACCTATTTTCTTTAGCCATAAATTTACACACATAACCGTTATGTTCTCCACCTTTAATTGTATCATTATAATTATCTACAAATCTATTCACAATATTATCTAAAATAAAAGTAACATTTTTAGATATAATAAGTCCCATTCTATGATTTACATGCATACTCATTTCTGTAGCTTCTAAAAATTTTTTGTATAATATAGGTTGGTTAGTAGGTTGTTTAGTTCGATTATCAAAGTCATTATAATTAAAATCACCACATGCAATAATTTTATAATTTTCACCACTCCTTAATCTTTGAATAACTTCTTGAAGATTAGTTAAAGTTTGTTCAATAACACCGCCATCCATATGTACATTAATTATTAACCAATTATTTGTATAGAAAGAAAACATCATATGTTTGAATAAAGATGGTTTTTCAGATACTTTCATCCAATTTTTATATAATACTAATTTTTTTGTTTGTAAACTTTCATTTACTATATCTTTATATTCTTGTATATTTTTAAATTGTTGCGCCTCGTTTACATCTACAACATCAGGACTAATTTCTTTGGCAGTTACTTGTCTTTCTAATTCTTCTAAAAAATGATTACGAATAGCAAAAGATGAATCATCTAAATATGCATTAGTAAAATAGTCACGTGTTTTAGCAATATCTAAGTCTAGTTTACTAGTAGAATTTTGTAAAGTTAAAAATATTTTATATTTTTTATAAAAATAGTATGGAACTTTTGCATCATGAACTAATATATATTCTTCTTTCCCTTTTTCGTCTTTTACTAACTTATATTCAGGTACTTCTTTATAACCTTCTTGATGTGATGCAGTTGCAACACACGATTTTATATAATGTTCACCTACTTTCAGATCTAATGAATCATCTGACCATACTTCTTGAAGAACTACTAAATCAAAATCTTTATATTTTTTAAAAATATTTTCAAATAATATTTTTTTATGATTACTATCATACCATATAGGTTCTGCATATTTATGTTTATATAAACAATTAACACCAATATTTTGAAAAAATATAGTGATGCAATCACCATCTGCGGCTGCGGCTGCAGCTGCGGTTGCGTCAGCACCGCAACCACTACCTGTTTGATAAATAGAATTTTTTAGAGTAAAATATTTTTGTTTATATTTTAAATATTTTTCATAATGGTTATTATTCATATATATATTGAGTTATATAAAAAATTTATGTAATTTGTTTGTAACACAGCCAATATGCTTTTGATAGTAAATTTTTAAGTTCTGTTTCACTGTTAATTTCACTTACAGAAGAATCATTGAATAAAAACCATTTATCATTTTGTTTGCCAACATATACATAATGACCACCATTTAGATTTCCATAATGAATAACAGCTCCTTGTAAATGATTATTATGTCTCCATTCAATAGGAATTTCAATATCTTGATTATTTTTCATAAATCTTTTCCCATCTTGTTTAAATCTCTTTAACCAAACAAAAAGATATTTAGGCCATATATCAATATTATGACGTTTAGATGCAATTCTTTTAGCCTTACATTTTTCACAATAATATTTATTATCTGCATCTAATCTTGTACCAGATTTAAAATTTCTATATGCATCATTTAGGTGAGTATAATCAGATTCTATATCTAAAAGTAGAAAGTTATTAGTTTCTTCTCTATTGTAAATTTTTAAACAATCTCTAAGTTTACATTTAATTCTAACACTAAATTTAATACCAAAAATTGGTTGTATACCATTAGATTCTTTATTAATTTTTTTAATTTCTTCATCAATTATATCTAAAAGATATATAATAAATTCTGTTGAATCTTGTTGTTGAAAACCTCCAAATAATTCTTTTTTATTTTCAACAATTTTTTTAATTTCTATAGGTACAACAATATTACTAGAATTTTCATTATAATAATTTTTAATAAATTCTGCAATTTTACTTAATATTTGTGATTTTGAAGAATAATCTGTAATTAATTGACATAAGTCGCTATTTTGTACTAACATTTGAAGTCCAGAGTTAAGATAACAAGTATTTCCTATGTTTTTGAATCCTTTCATTATAATATAATACATAATATTAATAAAATAAACTATCAATATTTTTTAGATAAAAATTGATATTTTGTTTATTTGTTTAAACACACTATATTTTAATGCCCCTCATATTAAAATTAATAGGACAATTTCAAAATCGTAAAATATACGAAATTAAAGATTCTTTTGAAGGAACGGTGGGTTTTAGATTACTTGTTGAATTATTTACTTTTTGGGGTTTGACACCTGATGAAGTTAATAAAATTAAATTTATTAGTGACTCTGAACAAATAAAAGAATCTAGTAAAAATTTTCATGTTGGAACAGGTAATAGTATGATTGTTTTTGTTTTTACAACTGATACTGAATTGAAAAATAAACTTGTTGAAATTTTTATGAAAGAAGGTAATGAAGTAGTTCAGAACTCAAGTGCACCTCAAATAAAACCTCAATTAGAATCGCCAGATCCTGAAATATGTAAACCAATTACAATAAAAGAATCTATTAATATTCCAAAACTTTCAAGTGAACTAATTGATGTAGTTAATGCTAAATCTGTATCTCTATTTGCTGATCCAGATTTTAAATCTCTAATTAGTATTTATATTAGGAGACCAGAATTATTTAATACATTAGCTAAATATGTTCAACATGGAAATATTATAGAAGAATCACTTGGACCTGTCAAAACAATCGATGAATTATCTAATACAGAACTTGAACATTATCAAAAATTAGCTGATAAAATTAATCACTTAGGAATAAGTGTTCCACATGAAACAATTATGAATAGACTAATTAAAATGTCTGGACATTTAAATCTGACAGTACGTTCTATTTTATGCGACTATGCAAAAGAAACTGCAGCTGTAGCTGAAACTAATAAAGCATAAAAAAAATTGTTTATAGTTTTTTATAACAAAAAAAATTGTTTATAGTTTTTTATAACAAAAAAAATTGTTTATAGTTTTTTTATAACAAAAAAAATTGTTTATAGTTTTTTTATAACAAAAAAAATTGTTTATAGTTTTTTTATAACAAAAAAAATTGTTTATAGTTTTTTTATAACAAAAAAAAATTGAATTTTTTATTTATATATAATTATGATTTAAATTTATTAATGTCGCAAATTAGCAATACTCAAACTAAATCATATACTAGCCGTTATGTTTCTTCAATTGATAAACGTAACAGGAAGAGGGCCGAAAGAGCCAAGCTTTATAAAGAAAATAAAGGCAACTGGCTCTTCAATTTCTTCCAAAAACTTTACAAGCCAGACGAAGAGGCAAATATTAAGGTTTCGATGCGTCCAGAAAATGGATTCAATCCTAAAAATGTTCATAATTATATTAATCCTGAGCCTTCAAAAGAAGAACAACTCTTGGCTAAAAAGGGAAAAGGTGAACAACTTAAATCATCAGAAAATATTATTATAGAGAACTATCTGAGAAAAAAAGCTGAAGCTATTAAAAATGATTTCAAAGCTATTGAAACTCAGAAGTTTAACGCATCCCCTCAAACCAGAGAAGGTAGACTTAAAATGATATTAAACACACTTGTTCAGAAGATTCAAAAGAATGAGCATTTATATGTGGCTAATATTTATTTGAGACTTCAAGAAGAAGATTTTAAACTTACTCCAGAACTTGCAAAAGAATATGATAGATATCTGAAGCAAATGGAAGAAATAATTAGTAAACTTGATATGACAGAACTTCAATTCACAAAATTTCACTCTCAAATGCCTCCACTTAATCAAACTGGATTTAAAAAGTTTGATAGTTGGCAAGTTGATGTAATTAACAACATTGATAAAAACATTAGTGTTGTTATTAATGCTTCAACATCAGCTGGTAAAACAGTGTTATCTGCATATACAATTACTAAAGGTCGGGTGATGTTTATTGTTCCAACAGATGCACTCGCATGGCAAGTATCAGCATATATTGGTCACATTGTTGGTTCAAGTGTTCCAATTGTAACATCAACATATCAAACAAATCCAAATCGTGATGAAATGGTTAAACTACTCAATTCATCTGATGCGATTGTTGGTACACCAGAAGCAATAGTTGATTTTCTTCCATTTATGCATAATACATTTAAGTGGATTATTTTTGATGAAATTCATATGATTGGAAAACCAGAAGGTTGTGCTATGGAACATATAGCAAAGATTTTTCCTGATGTATCATTTCTTGCCCTTAGTGCAACTATTGGAAACACAGATGAACTTGTTAGTTGGTTTGGTCAACTTTACCCACAAAAGAAAATCACTAAAGTAGTTTGTGAAAAGAGATTCTTCAATCTTCAAAGATTCTATTACGATGGTGAAAAAGATTCTCTTGAAAGTATTAATCCATTAGCCCTTATTAATGAGTCACAAATTGCTGATGGTTCTGTTATGGAAAAAACATTTCAACCTACCCCTCCAAATACATGGGATCTAGCAAATAAAATTGCATCCAAATTTGATATGGGTGAACTAGAACCTCACAAATATTTCAGTGATATTATCCGTATTGAACTCGACCAAGCCAATGCTTATTTTTACAAATTAGTAAAATTTCTTGTTGATAAATATCAAACTGATAAAACAATGGTGATGGAAATTGTTAATAGTTACAAACATGAAACACTTACTTCAAGTTCGATAGATCTTATTAAACTGGCTTTTACATTAAAGAAAGAACAAAAAACACCTGCTATTATTTTTCAAAAGAATACTCTCGCATGTTTAAGAATGACAAGAGAATTTGCAAAAGGTGTTGAAGAACTTGAAACTGAAAAATATCCAAGACTTCAAGCTGACCGCATTAAATTGGCTAAATTAGCTAGACGTCTTGACGCACATAATTTAGATGATAAAAAAAAGTCAGATAGTCATAGTAGCAAGAAAGAAATGAAAGAATTTATTGGTATTAAGACTGGAAAGAAGAAACGCGAGGGTGAATCATATGAAGCTCAACATATCGGACCACAAGAAAAACAAGTCATAAATGTAGTTTCTGAACAAGAACCGCATTCTGATTTTATTTTCAATAAAGACCAATACTTTTCTGAAGGAGTAGTTGATGGATGGCTATCTACTGTAAATAATGTTAAAAATAAACCTTACTTTCCAAGTATTGGTAGAAATTATCATTATATATTTAAATTACTTTGGCGTGGTGTTGGTGTCTATGCAAAAGGTCTTCCAGATTCATATTTGAGACTAGTTCAAACACTTGCATGTCAAAAACAACTTGCTATTGTTTTCTCTGATAATTCTCTTGTTTTTGGTGTATCAATGCCTTTCCGCACATCTGTTATTATTAGAGATGATAAAACTATTGATGATTTAGATTCAATGATGTTTCATCAAATGTCTGGTCGTGCTGGTCGTCGTGGATTAGATAAAGAAGGCAATGTTGTATTTTGTGGATATTCTTGGAATAGAATTAAGGAACTTTCAATTAGTGAACCGCCTAAAATTTCTGGAAGTACTCAAACGCTTTATACAATTCCTCATGCAAATCAAATTTCAAAAATATTTGATACTAAACAAGATTGGTCAGCTACATGTAAAAACTTTTTCGACAAATCAATTAGTAATGAAGATTCTGAAGAATTCCTACAAGGTATTACATCTAATTATTTAGGTGGATGGGATTTTGGATTTGATAAAGACAATGTAAATCATCTTCATATGAATTGGAAACTCAGAAATACAGATGAATGTCTATTAGCGTCACTATTAATTCCATATATCAAACGGGCATTTGAAGGACGTAAACATGATAATGAAAAGAATCAAATTGATTTGGCACATTTTCTATGTAGATTTTTCTGTACTAATCCAACTAAAAATCCAGACCATGTACTTGAAGAACCAAGTATATTATCTGAAATTCCATATAATCAAATCCTTGAAAAATTAGAGAGTTTACAAATTGACATTCCAAAAATGATTGATAATCATGTATTTATGTCTATTCAGAAAAATTCTATTGTTCATCTCCAATCAGAAGATGCTACAAATGAACTGAGACAAAAAATTTATAATTTTGGAGAAGTAATCAAAAATATTCAACATTATTGTTTCTATTCAAATATTACAGGACTCACTAAAATTATGGGCAAACTTTTAACCCGTATTATGTGGATTTGTCACGCAAGTTCACCAATTATGAAATCCATTAATGAATTTGATTTTGATGAATATGTTAATGTTGATGATATTGAAGATTCTGAAGATGAATCTGGTTCTGAAAATGAATCCGGTTCTGAAGATGAATCCAGTTCTGATATAGAATAATATCTTTATTTAATTTATTTATTTAATTATTTATTATACATTATAATAACAGTGTTCTTTATAAAGAGCAAAATATTCTTTTCCTTTATTTATTTCATCAATTGACAAGTTTGGAGCCAATGATATTAATCTGGTATACTTGTTATTGTGTTGTTTGAAAAATTTGTCTGCATTCATTCTATAAACTGGTGAATTTAATACTTGAGCTGACAATTCTCCTATAAACATATCAATATCTTCAACATAAGTTCTAATTGTCTCATTTCGTTTATCATCAATATATCTTTTTGAAGATGCTATAATAAAAGCTGTTACAAAATTTAGCAACATTAACAATATATTAGACACTGTTTGAAAAACAGCATTGTTATCAATCCATAATTTAAAACCAGAAAATATACCAAGTAATGTTGATGATATAATTGATATAACAGCTAATTTATCAGATATTTTCCTATTTCTATCTAAAACAAATTGATAAATAAAACTTTGTTGTTTAAATGTTTTATACCAATTTGTAATAGTAATATTAGCTTCATTATCCCAACCATTTATATTCTTATTATCTTTTTTTAACATATTCTCAACAATTCCACTAATACTATCTTTCTTTTGATTTATAGGATTAGAATTATTAGATGAATCTGATGAAGAATCTGATGAACATGTTTCAATACTATCCGCTAATGATTCTTTTTTTTGGTCATCTTCATCAATAAAATTAGGAACATCGTTATCAATAACATCCATACCAGTTGTTGCATTTTGTAATAACTTATTTTGATTAACATCAATAGATACATTATTTGATTTTTTTTTAATATTTTTTTTACTAGATTTACTTGATACAGATAATGTAAATAAATCATTTAAATTTTCATTGTCAATATTGTCTTCTGATTCTTCAATAATTAAATTATGATATCTGTTCATATTATTTCCTTTCATATATTTATTATTATTAGCCAGGAAAATTATTATTTTCTATTATTATTAAATGAAAAATATTTATGGAACAATAGGCTATACTATGTTGGAAAATATTAATAAACATAAAATTATTGTATTAGCTGATATGCATGATACATTACCATATTGTAAAAACCAAATTAATATATCTGATTGGTTTAAAACCAAGTTTGAATCAAGTAAAATTTTACTTGAAGAAGTACCAAGAGATAATTTTGAATTAGAAGAATTATGGTCTAATTCTTTACATACTAGAGAACTCAAAAAATTATTTATTAATAATTCTCAAATAATTCATGCGGTTGACATTAGACCTTATTTGATTCCATTTAGTTGGGAACTAATAAACAGTATATCAGATGATGATATAACATTTAAAAAATATATGTATGATATAGATAATTTTTTTTGTATTAAATTACCTTATTTCATTAATAAATTAGATAATTATAATAAAGATAAATTAATTCATTCCAAATTAGGAAAACATTTTTTGATTATTAAAAAAAAATACAGATTTTTTTTGAACAATAATAAAAATAACATAAATTTAACTATTAAACAAATTAATTCAGAAAATATAGAAATACTTTATCAAATTAATGAAATTTTAGATGAAATTATGGAATGGTATATTTGTGCAAATATTATTTTAAATAAATCAAAACCCATAATATTACATGCTGGTTTAGCTCATTCTGAAAAAGTTATTGAATGGTTAATTGAACATTATAATTATATTAAGATAGATAAGCAAGGTATAAATTTAATAAGTGAAAGTTCGGATGATATGGATGGTTGTATTCAATTATCACCAAATATTGATAATCAATTTGGTGGATTTTGTAATTAAATTATTTTATGAAGTTTTATATAAAAATCTTTTATATTGTAATGAGTAAAAAATATGTCTTTAACGACTCAGATTATTATTCTGGAGATGGTATGATGACTTCAGTTTGGGGACCTCCAATGTGGCATATATTACACACAATTAGTTTTAATTATCCAGTTAATCCTACTGATGAACAAAGAAAAGATTACTTTAATTTTTATAATAATTTAAAAAATATATTACCTTGTAGAACTTGTAGAGAAAATTTAACAAATAATTTAAAAACATTACCTTTAACATTAGATGTTTTTAAAAACAGAGATGTTTTAAGTAGATATGTATATAATTTACATGAACTAATAAATACAATGTTAGGCAAACATTCAGGACTATCATACGAAGATGTAAGAGATAGATATGAACATTTTAGGTCAAGATGCTTAGAAGACCCTAAAAAAATAAAAACACCACAAAAACATACTAGTAAACCAATTGAAAAAGGATGCACTGAACCATTATATGGTGTTAAATCAAAATGTGTGTTAAATATTGTTCCCAGAGATGATAGACTAACATCTTTTAAAATGGATCCAAAATGTGTACTAAAAAAAAATAAAAAGTGTTCTAAGAAAACTAAAAAGAAAGTTACAAAAAATTAATGTATTACTTTTCTTCGTTTTCTATGATGGTGTAATCTTCTTATACCTCCTGGATAAACTATATGATAATCATCTAATCCATAATTATTATAAATAGTATCCCAATTAATATTATAATCCATATCAGTTGTAAATAAAGTTTCTCCTCGTCTATTTATAACAATTATATTATTTAATTGATTGTTATATTTAACATCAATCCGTTCAATTAACCATTCATTGTCATCTAATTGTTTAGAAATTTCACCATAATTTTTTATTATCATTTTACTTTCTAATTTATTACTATATTTTTGTTTGTAAATAATATCAGCCAAATAATTAGGTGGTAAAATAATTCTAATGTCTGTGTTGTTTTTAAACAAATTTTTAATATCCATATTATCAATACTAAACGATGAACCTATTTTGAATTTTTTTATTAAACTTCCATTTATTTTTTTGAAAACTATCATACCATCTTCAGAAAAATATTCTGTTGATATATAATAAAAATAAAATAATATCGCAAAAATAATTAAAATAATTATTAATTTTGAATTCATTATAAAATATTTTAGATAAAAATTTTATAATTATTAAATTATATTTTTCAATTATTAAATTATATTTTTCAATTATTCATAATTCCAAGTTTTTTATCAATTTCATTTAATTCTGATGCTGTTAGATTATGCATTCTAATATTTTCATTCTCATTAGAATTAATTTTTTCTAGTTCATTAGTGTATTCATTATGTTCACTAACATTAGATGGATGTTCTAATTTATGATGATTATTAGCTCCTAACATTTGATTTTGTAACATTGCAATTTCTTGTTGAGATGGTTGTTGTACTGTGATAGGAAGATTAGCCATATTTGCAAAAGCTTTAACTGGCATTCCATTGTTATCTAAAACATAGTATTCAGGAAAAGGTGGTTGTTCTTGTTTACTAGATTTATTTTTCATGTATTTTTTTGTGTAAAAGTAATATAAAACTAAACCAATAGCAATTACAACAACAGTAATAAGAATATACATTTTATTATTATACATTTTTCTAAAAAATGATTTTATAATTCCATCTTCACTAGTAGTAGCAGCAACAACAGCAGTAGCAACAGCAACAGGAACTGTATTTATAACACTTTCATTGGAGATTTTATCAGACATATACTAAAACCAAGATTTAAAAAATATATTTTAAACTCACTTGATACTAAAAAAATTGATATTAAGAGTAATTACAAATAATATTATATATTAATTAATGGACAAACTAAACATTATATCACATTGGTCATATAGCAAATCATCTAATAAAAATAATATTTTTGACGCATTAGTTAATAATCTAATAAATTATTATTCAAATCATAATAATGTCGAACTTGTTAATTTGAATTTATTAGATGAATTATTTAATTATTTTTATTGGTTTATTTGTCGTAAAACTGGTGAACTATATTTCATAAATTTAATAATTGATAATAATGAATATCAACCACAGAAAGATATTGTACAAGTATTATCTGAAGTTAATAGATATACTTTTAAACAAATTAATTTTACAATTAATAAAGTTAATGTGATTAATAAAAAAAATAATTATATCTGCACTTTTCCAAATAATACATCTTCTGTTGATAAAAAGTTTTTTGCAGTAACAAATATTGAAATTGTTGACAAGTCAGTTACCAATATTAATAAACCATCTAGAACTAATAGATACATAAGAAGGCGTTTATTATCAGATGACAGTACTGAAAACACAGAAGATATTGAAACTCAAAAACCAGCAAAAAAAATAAAATTAGATACAGATGTTAATTGGGGTGATATGATTGCAGCTTCAACAGTTAGAAACTATTTACTAAATGACCCCCTACTTGATTATTTGAAAGAATATAATATAATGGCAATCGATAATGTTCCATATAAAGCAGCTCAATCTAAAACGAATATTAATAGTTCTTATTCAAATTCAGATACATTTACCAAATATATTATGGATGCAGGTATAGAGTTTGAGGAAGAATTATATAAAATCATTAAAAAAGAACATCAAATAGTAAAAGTTGCTGAATATTTTCAGGCAAAATCACAAGATAAATTTAATGAAACAATTAAATTAATGAAACAAGGAGTTCCAATAATTTATCAAGGTGTATTACATAATTTTGATAATAAAACATTTGGTCTTCCGGATTTAATGGTTAGGTCAGATTATTTAAATAAATTAATGGGTTATGAAGTAATAGATGATATAGAATCAAAATTAAAAGCAACTAAATTAGGAACAAAATGGCACTATAAAATTATTGATATTAAACATTCTAATATTCCATTAAGGTCAGATGGTATTCATATTTTAAATTCAGAAAGCATACCGGCGTATAAAGGTCAAATATATATATATACACATGCTCTAAATAAAATTCAAGGAGTTAATATTAATAAGGCTTTTATTTGGGGGAAGAAATATTTCTGGGAATCAAAAGGTATCAAATATGAAAGAAATGATTTTCTCCATAAACTAGGAGTAATTGATTATGATAATATTGATTCTGAATATGTTAATCAAACAAATGATGCTATTAAATGGAACAAATTAGTAAGAAATGATGGACTAAATTGGAGTTTGTTACCAGTTCCTAGCAGGTCTGAATTATATCCAAATATGAAAAATGATAAAGATGGTTATATGAGAGTTATTAAAAATGAACTGAACGAAAAGATAAATGAAATTACTAGTATAATTTACTGTGGAATAAAACATCGTCAAACAGCACATCAAAATCGTATTTATAAATGGACTGACCCAAAATGTAGTGCTAAAAACATGGGCTTTAATCCAAAAGGTAAACAGTCAATTATTGTTGATTCAGTATTAAATATCAATAGACAAACTAAAGAAATAATTAGACCTCAATATATTAATCATGATAGATTAAATTGGTATAATTATCACAAAGACCAAATGGAATTCTATTTAGATTTTGAAACACTAAATTCAAATTTTGGTTCAATTATTAAAGATGGTATTATATCATATAATACAAATCAATATATTTTTATGATTGGTATTGGTCATATATTTAAAAAAAAATGGGTATTTAAAACATTTATTATGAAAGATAAATCATATGAAGCTGAAATAAATATGTTTAATGAATTTCATAAATATGTAAATAACATATTAAGTATTAATAACAAAAGAATAGCTAAATTTTATCACTGGTCTGGAGCAGAACCATCAGCTTATCTTAGTTTTAAGAGAAGAAATTCTAACATACATTTTAAAGACTCTAATTTTATGTTTTATGATTTATACAAGGTATTTATTAGTGAACCTGTTGTTATCAAAGGAGCTTTGAATTTTTCACTTAAAACTATTGCCAAAGTTTTGAAATCATATTCAATGATTGACACATGTTGGGATCAATCGAGTCCTTGTTCAAATGGTCTAAATGCTATGATATTAGCTAATAGAATTTATGAAAATCATAAAGACAAATTAATAGACTGTGTTCAGTCTGATTCTGTAATGAAAGAAATTATACAATATAATGAGGTTGACTGTAAAGTTATGTATGAAATCCATGAACTAATGAGAACAAAACTATAATTATTTTAATTAAAATTTGGTTTAAACAAATTTTCATATTTATACAATAATTAATTATGGGATTAGATAGATTTGCCACTTTTATATCAAAATCAATTAATGGTAATGGTATAGAAGAATTAAATATTAATGATAATATTAGAAAAATTATTTCAAATCATATTATTTTTGATTTAAATTTTTTAATTTATCAAGAAATTATTGAAATTGAAAATGAGATAAATGATATCATAAAGATTATTTTATGTCTACCATTTTCTTTAGAAAAAAATGGAATTCTTGAAGAACTTTTAAAAACTATTCTAACACAAGAGCATTGGAAGCCTTATTATATAGAAACTAATTTTGAGAATTTATTTGATGGATTTAATGAAGATGAAATAATACAAAAATTCATAAAATTTATAACTAGTAAAATTTCTCTATCAAATAGTAATTTGAATGATAAAGATTTTTTAACAATATTAAATCTTGTAACATTTGAAAAAATTATTAATGTTCTAACAAAAAATATAGAAAATATTCATTATATTCCTTTTATTCAATCAATATCGATATTTTTTGATGGAATCCCTTCATTATCAAAAGTCATTGAACAGAGGAAAAGAAGAATAAAAAATCATTTAGAATCATCAAAGAAAAAAGAATTATTTAAAAAATATTTTGATACTTTAAAAAATAACAATAAGAATGTATTTGAAAATTTAAGTAAAAAATATATAGAAACAGAACACAATATTTGTTTTAATTATTTTAAATGGATAAAAAATAGATTTAGTATAGATAAATCATTTGGTCCTTCTTCTAAATTTATAGAAAAATTAGAATTATTTATGAATACAAATATTCGTCAAAAATTTCCAAAAAAAAAGATTTTTATTAACAGTGCTACTGAAAATGGTGAGTCAGATATCAAAATATTTAAATATATAAGTACAAACGAAATAAATGGTGATTATTGCATTCATACGACAGACTCTGATTTAATTCATCAAATTTTAGTACAACAAGCATATTATAAAACTATTAATAAAGACATAAATTTTACAGTTATAAAATATATCAAAAATTATACAAATAATTTAAAATATGTACAAGTATTAGAATCAGATTTAATTATTAAAAATATATTAGATTTATATAACAATATAAATGGATTAAAAACTAACAATTATAAAATAGTTTGGGATTTATGTTTAATATTTTATTTTTTTGGTAATGACAATTTACCATCTTCAGTTGAAATCGGTCCTGAACTTGGTTTAGATTTTTTTATTAAAGGGCATTTCCAATCATTAAATAAAAATAATATTATTAATATAAAAAAATCACATATTATTATGGATTTACCAAATTTTAATAAATATCTTGAAAAAATTAATGAAACTAAAACACAAAACATAACAAGAATAATCCTTCAAAGATTTTTCAAAATAAATATTAATGTTGTAAATTTATTTGTTGATAAATTAGAATTAGATTTTAATAATTTATTAATATTTTTAGAAATATTTATTACAAGATTAGGTAAAGAAATGAATTCTGAAATATTTAATTTATTAGATGATTATGATTTAAGAAAACAATTTGTCCAATCAAACAAATCAAGTGATTTTTTATCTTTAGGTTTTAATGATAATAAAATAAAAATAACAATGGAAAACATACATATTATTACAGAAAATATAAGTTTTTATGAACATGAATTTAATGGATTAGTTTTATATACTAGACCACAAAACATAACTAAAGACCCATATCAAGATTTATATAATTATATTAGTGATAAAGCATCTCAATATTTATCTAAAAAATATCCTATTTATTATGATTATATTGATATATACCAACATTTAAAAATACTTGAAAATTTAGGTAAAGATTCAAATCAAAACTCTAATGATTATTTAAAAAAAATATATCATTTGGTATCAACCCAATTTGGTAACATGTCACAATATCATAGTAATAATATAACATTTTACAAATATCTAAATATGCCTTCTATAGATAACTTGATAAATTATATTAAAGAACAACCTCAAGATACAAATAAAACTAAAGATTGGTTATCTGAAATTCAAAATGAAAATATTAGTTCTGCAAATTATTTTAATTCAACTAATCATCATTTAATAATAACACCTTTTATATCATTCTATAATATACCAATTGAAATTAAAAAAATAATAAGTCATATAAATTGTATAGATAACTTATGGATTGAAGATATTGATAATTTTAATTATCGTTCTATTGATATTGTAAAGTTTTTTAAATTATGGAATGAATCTATTGCTAAATCAAATACAGATAACTTAAATGATAATTTAGAATTAGTTTAAAATTATTTTATTGATATATATAATATGAATAAAATCATTGAAATCAAAAAACCAAAATTTGATAACAGAATATTTAATGGTGGACAGTTAGATAATGGTATTAAATTTTCTATTGTTAATGATTCACATCTTGAAAAGTCATTTGTTACTATATGTTTAAAAGTAGGTTCTTTTTCAGATCCAGTTGGTTATGAAGGTTTAGCACACTTTCTTGAACATATGTTATTTATGGGCAGTAAAAAATATCCAAGTGAAAGTCATTATTTTTCAAGATTAAATGAATTAGGTGGTTTTTCTAATGCTTATACAGATGTTATGGAAACAGTTTATTATTTTAATGTATATGATGATGGATTAGAAGAAATATTTGATATATTTAGTAGATTTTTTATTGACCCATTATTTGATATTGATTCTGTAGAAAGAGAAATAAATGCTGTTAATAGCGAGCACATGAAAAATATTAATCAAGATATGTGGAGAAAACATAATTTAATGTTTAGTTTAACTGATAAAAATTCACCAGTAAATACATTTGGGACTGGTTCATTAAATACATTACAAAAACCAGATATAAGGGAACAAGTTATAAAATTTTATAAAAAATATTATAATACAGATAATATGTCTATTAGTGTTGCATCATCAAAATCTGTTGAATATATTTATAATATCATTGATAAAACATTTGGTCATATTTCAAAATCAAAAAAAACAGATAATATTATTATAAATAAACCTTTTATTACTGAAAACAATGGAAAAACATTTCATCTTAAATCAGTGTCAAATATTTATGAAATAGACTATATTTGGGAAATTCCATTTCAGAATGATTATTTATATAGTAAAGATTTTAATATATTAGGTATGATTATTACAAATAAATCTGAAAAGTCAATTTATTTTCATCTTAAGAACAAAGGCTATTTGCATAATATTCGTGTTGAAACTAAATATGAAGGTATTATGATTATAAAACTAAAATTAACAAATAATGGTTATAGTAATATTGGCTATGTTAATTATATATTACATAAATGTCTAAATCAAATAATAAATAGCGATTTAAAAAAATATGCCAAATATTTTCAACAAATTATGAAAATTAATTTTAATTGTGTTAGTAAATTTGATTCTGAAGATTTATGTAATATGTTAGCTGTAAATCATCATTATTATTCAACACCAAATATATATTATGATGGTTTTGTAATATCAGATATTAAAACAACTAATGAATATCGTAATTTGTTTAATCAATATATTAATATTAATAACTGTATTGTAATTATAACATCACAAATATATAATGAAAATAAATATAAATATAAAATACTTGCTGAATATAATGCTGAATATGCTCAAGTATCAAATGAACTGAATAATAGCAACTTTAATATAGCAAAAGATATGTGTTGTTTTGATACTAATAATGAGTATTTAGATATTAAAATAAAATTAATTAAAAATTTAGATAAATTTGATGTGCCTTATTTAATTTCCAATAGACAATGGTATGGTGGATGTTCAAAATTTGGCGAACCTCACGTTAAAATATTATTAAATTTTAATTCAAACAAGTTTTATGATTCTGTAAAATCTTATATTTTATCAACTATTTCTTGCTCTATTCTTAACTTTTTAACAACAGTTATTTTATATAAACCCCAAGAATTATGTTATTCTATAGTTTTTGAACCAAATTCATTAACATCTTCTATTATTATTATTATATCTGGTTTAAATGATAAAGATAAATTAAAAAGATTAATAAAAGATATTAGTAATTTATTAATGAATACTGATGATTTATTAAGTAAGATATCAAAAAGTTATATTGATAATTTAATCATATCATTTAAGGAATCATATCAAAATATCAAATATTTAAATCCATGGGAATATTCAAGTTATATTATAAATAAAAAACATCTTTCAACAGAATATTCTAGTGAAGAAATTATAAAAGAATTAAAATTAATTGATTATGATATAATAAAAGATTATTTGAGAAATTTATTAGATGGCTCTGCCCTAACTACTTTTGTTTATGGTAATATTGAATCAAATAAAATAACTAAATTATTTGATAATTTTTCTGAACTATTTAAAAATCCGATTTATTTACTTCCCAAGATAAATAATTTAGTAGATACTACTATAAACCATCCCAATAGTCAAGAAAAATCAAAATGTATAACTTTATATTACCCAATTGGTAATTTTGTTCCAAAAGAATTTAATTTAACACTACTTACAGTCAATATATTAGCTCAGCCATTTTTTAATGAATTAAGAACTAAAAATCAATTAGGTTATTTAGTTAGGATGGATGATTATATTATGAGAAATGAAATATTTATAATGCAGAAAATTCAGTCAGAAAAATCAATAAAAATAGTAAAATCAAAAATTGATTTATTTAATAAAAAAATAATCAAACAAATAAAAGCGGCTGATTTTAATGAATTTATTAACACATTAAAATCTCAATTAAAAGAATCTGAATATAGTTTAAATGAAAAATTTACAAAATATTTTTCAGAAATTGTTTTAAGACAATATTTATTTAACAGAAATGAAATGTTATTAGAACAATTAGATAAAATAACAAAAATTGATTTAATTAATTTTGTTAAAAAATATATTACCAATAAAAATAAAATAAAAATTATTATTGATTAATTTTATTAACCTCTATTTTGTATAGTAACTATATTATCTAATATTTTTTTACAATTATATAAAGTAGTTATTAAATCCATATCTGTTCCAATTAATGGATTGAATTCAACCAAATCAAAACTTATTAATCTATTTTTTGATATATTAATAATTTGATTTACATCTTCAACTGTCAAACCATTTTTAGCTTTTGTTCCTGTTGATGGCATTTTAACTGGATCTATCCCATCAATATCCAAACTAATGTGAATCTTACCAGCAGGATGAGTTTGTATCCATTTATCAATTAATGTAGAATAAGTTGTAAAATTTTTAATTTTTAGTTTTTTGATTACATTAACTTCTGCTAAATCTAAATCTCTAATACCTACATATAATAAATTTGATGGTTTTAGTTTATGATGTGCATATGGAGAATTCCACCAATGTTTCATTAATCCAACAAGTGGTGCAACTGGCATACCATGTGTATTTTTAGATTTAGATGTTTGATATGTATTTATATCAGCATGAGCATCAATCCAAATTACTAACAAATCATCTCTAAATTTATCTAATTGAGGTTGTATAGTAACTGCACCAATACTATGGTCACCTCCAAGATTAATACAAAAATTATTAGAGTTTCTAATATGACAATATGGTTTGCTATAACTATAATATGTATTAATATCAAAATTTGTGATATTAAAATTAGTTTGTGGTTTTAATAGCTTTACTAAATAATCACCCCCTAGTTCAACACCAAGTTTTTTTTGCCCTAAATTACATCTAATGTTATTAATATTAATTGTTCGCATTATATTAATAATTTTATATGAAAAGTATTATATTTTCATTTTTTAAATTCTACATTCTAACTGATGTTCATCAGATGGATAAGAATTGCGGTTATATAATAATTCACAATCAAATGCCGATTCTTTTAATGCTATTTCAAATTGTTCTATTAATTTATTCTTTTTCTTAGCTAAAGACCAAATATACTGGTCAATTGTTTTCTCTCCTGGATAAGTTGCTAAATATAAATAAATTTTTACAATTCTTTTATTCTTTGGTACATCTTTATGTGAACAGAATCGAACAGCTCTACCCATAATTTGTAACATTCTAGACATATTCCAATATGGTTCAATCATATGAACTTGCTGAACTCTTAGCAAACTTACACCTTCCTTAATAGATGGCGAACCTAACATAATTTTAATTTTAGAAGCATTTTCATTTGATTTTTGATTAAATATATATTTGATTTCATCTTTAATATGATGTGGTTCATCACCCGACCAAATAGCAAAACGTTTTTTACCTTCACCAAAATTTTTATAATTTTTCCATCCATGATATTCAAGAAATTTAACAAAACATTTGATGCCTCCTAATTCTTTAAAACTAGAATAAACAAAAACAGGACCATCTGCTTGATTAATTTTCTTAATTATTTTGATAAATTTAATTGAATATTCTCCAATATTTTGCATTTGTAGGGCTTGTCCTCTGAAAGAACCAAAACCAACTTCACCAATTGATTTATTTGGAAATGCAACATTTGAAATCATTCTTGGACCCAAAAAGAAATTTTGTGGTAAATTAAGAATATCAACACCTTTAAATGAACCTCTAATAAATTTATCTTCTGTACTCAAGCTAGTTAAATAACTTTTGTATTGAAAGTCACTCATATTACATTTTATTGTTTTAAATTCAGCTTCTGGATAAGCTTGTGGTGGAGCTCCTCTATAGTATGAAATTAAATTTTTGATTTTATTTCTGAAATCTTTCATATTTGTTGGTTTATATGATGTACCCTCTGAACTAGTTTTAATTTGCATATATTCTTGATTAAATTTAGTCACAGGTATTAAATCGTCTTTTTTAAGTAAATTTAATGTGAGAGCAATTTCAACTGGTCTGTCAAACATTGGTGTTGCACTTAATAATATAATTTTAAGTGTATCGTTTGATACATCAACAACTTTTTTTAATGACTTATAAAATGTTCCATTAATTGAAATCATATTTTGTATTTCATCAATAATAAGCAATGTATCATTTAATTTTTTTATTTTTTCTTCTTGAATCAATGCAACAAATTTATGATATGAATAAATAGTATAATATTTTTCAATTCGTTCATTTGATTTATCAATAATTTTTTCAAATTGGAAATCTCCTGGTTTTAAACTATTTAATTTTGACCTTTCATCATTTGTTAAATATTCATCACCAGGACACTCTGACCTTAATTCAGTAACAAAATTACCAATTAATGCTGCTGGTAATACAACAATAATATTTAATTTCTTCTTGAATTTTTCAGCAATAGATATAGCTGTGCAAGTTTTACCAGCACCAATTTGATGAAATACTAATATACCTCTAATGTTTTCATAAACAGTCCATGGACTATATTTACTAGTTAATAAATCAGGTAAAAGTTTTTGTTGTGGTTGTAATGTAAATTTTTTTGGTAAGCAAAAATCTTCCATTTTTTCATTAGAAACATTAACTTTATATTTTTTAAATTCTTTAGTTATATTGACTTTTGGTGAATCATTTTTATTTGTCATATTATAATTTACTTAGATTAAAATATCAAAAAGTTGAAATAACTTTGTAATATAATATAAATCTATTATTTTAATGACAAATATTAATGATGACTTTTACACTTATGTTAATTATGACTGGCTTAATTCTAATCCTATACCAAATGAATATACCAAATGGAGTAATTTTCATGTATTACATCAACTAACTCAACATAGACTAAAGGAAATACTCCAAGTTATTCCTGTTACTGATGAACAATTAAAATTAAATATTTTATGGAATCAAGGATTGGATGAAGAATATCTAAATATAAAAGGACATAATCATTTGACTAAATTATTTGATAAATTTAAATTAGAATCAGATATTGATACAATTTTAGTTGAACTATTCAAATATAATTTATGTTTTCTATTTGATATTTCTGCATATACAGATTTAAAAGACTCATCAAGAAATGTTCTATATTGGGATGTTATGAGACTTAGTCTTCCAGATAGAGATTATTATTTGAATGACAAAATGAAAGATAAGCAGGAACAATATAAAACATTTCTATCTAATTTCAAAAATCATTTTAATCTTGATTTTAATGTTGATAAGTTATATGATTTTGAAGAACAAGTTGCTAAAGTTAAATTAAGTAAGTCTGAACGAAGAGACCCAACTAAACTTTATAATGAATATACATTTGAAAAACTGGAACAAGAATTTGAAGGAATTAATTGGAAATATATTTTTTCAGAATTTAATATTCCAACTAATGATAAAATTATTGTAACTGAACCAATGTTTTTTACATTTATGTCAAAATATATAAAGTCAGCTAAAAATAATGATAATATTATGATAGAATTAAAAAATTTTATTAAATACAAAATAATTAATTTTGTTTGTACTTATCTTGATGATTCATCTTATATGCTACATTTTGGGTTTTATGATAAACAACTTTACGGACAGAAAGAACCAAAAAAACGATGGACAAGAGTTTTATATAATGTTGAAAATGTATTAGGTGAATTATTATCAAAGATATATGTTGATAAATATTTTAATCAAGAACAAAAATCAAGCTGCACTAATATGATTAATGAAATTTTAGTTACTTTTAGACAAAGATTAATTAATATTAGTTGGATGAGTAATAAAACTAAACTAAAAGCATTAGAAAAACTAAACAAATTTAATGTTAAAATTGGTTTTCCTGATAAGTGGAAAGACTTTTCAAAACTTAAAATTAATAGTAATAATGAGTATTATGAGAATTTTCTAGAAGCTAGTAGATGGAAAATATCATATAATTTAGAAAAATTATATAAACCAGTTGATAAATTAGAATGGTATATGAATGCACATAATATTAATGCTTATTATTCACAAACTAGAAATGAGATTGTTTTTCCAGCAGGAATTTTACAAGAACCATTTTATTCTTCACAACAATCACTAGCAGAAAATCTTGGTGGTATTGGTGCTATAATTGGCCATGAAATTACACATGGTTTTGATGATGAAGGTAGGCTTTATGATTCAGAAGGTAATTTGAATGATTGGTGGACAGCAGATGATACTAAACAATTTAACGAAAAAAGTAAACTTTTGGAAGAATTATTTAGTGGATTTTCTTATTATGATATAAATGTGAATGGTAAATTAACACTAGGAGAAAATATTGCAGATTTAGGTGGACTTATTTTTTCACTTAAAACAATAGAACGCTTAGCTAATCCAGATGATAAAGAAAATCAAATAAAAAAATTATTTGAACAATGGGCTAAAATTTGGCGTTGTAATATTACACCAGATACTCTCAAGAATCAGTTGCTTACTGACCCTCATAGTCCATCACAACTTAGAGTCAATGCTATATTGTCTAACATTGATGAATTTTATAAAATTTATCAAGTAAAACCAGAAGATAAAATGTATATAGCACCAGAATGTAGATGTGTTATTTGGTGATTCTGTAACAATTATATAGAGTTATATTTTTTAATTTATTATTATATAAAAAATTGATGTATTATTATACTAATATTTAATTTATATACAATAATGTCTTTTTACATAAATAATCAGATTGAAAATTTTATGACTGTTTATAATATTAATAAACAATGTTCATTTGATAATTTTAATAGTTTTTCAAATGAAAATAAAATTATTTTTATGTCAGAATTAGTTAATCGAATAGCCTCAATAAATATTAATGAATCAAATAAAAATTATAAAATGGAGTTTTATTATAATTTATTAGAATTTATTGTAAATAGTGTTTGCAAGTTATATGTATCAAATAACTTGAAAAATAACGAAAAAGAACTTTTAGATAATTATTTATCAGATTCACTATTAGAAAAACTAACAAAATTATCCAAAGGTCAGTGTCTTCTTGATAAATTAAATTATTATATTATAGTTACAGAATATAGAATAGAAAATTTTCTGCGAATTGCATCAAAATCAGGAACATTTTCCACATTTTTATTTTGGTTAAATAAAACTAAGGGAAAAAATCTTAATAATCTTAGTTCTGAATTATTAGAAGATATTTATATTAATTCAATTAGTAATTCTGATGACAGATTATATAAATATATTTTAAATTTCATTGAAAAATATGATAAATTATTTTTTCAGAAGAATGTCAATGTAATTAACAATTTAATCAATTCTTTATCATGTTCACATGTTCCTCCTAAATATCAACTTAGAAGAATTAGAATTTTATCTCAACAAATTAGCTTGATTCCTTATTTCAATCAAATGATGAAATCATTTAAATCGGAAAAAGTTCTATTTAAATTACACGAGTATTATTATGTTGAACATCATACATATGATTCATTATATAATTTAATTAAAACATTAGGTGAATATACAATTAATGGATTCATTATTAACAATCAAACACTATCAAAATTAATAGATATTATGAAAACTACAGAAGAAAAAATATGTTGTCAAATTATTACATCAATATTATCAAATAATAATTTTGATTTTAAAGTAATTGATGAAAAAATAATGGAAAAAATTATTATTGAAAATTATATACCAATTATCAATGAAATAAATTGGACTATTATGATTAATTCGTTAAATTATAATGAATATGGTAAATATATTATCCATTTTTTAACAAAAAATAATCTTGTTACTAAAATTCTTCAAGACCATGATTTAGTATATTGGTCAGATAATAAAATATTATTTTTCACAAGGTTTTTGAATGTTTTTAGTAATAATATTGAATTAACTAAAATAATTATTAGTGTTAATTATGCACTCCATAGACTACGTCTACTTGCTAGAAAAAAGAACAAATCAAAAATTATTCAACGTAAAGTAAAAATGTTTAATCTGTTAAATGATATTAAGAATTTTTCCCCTATTACTAATATTCCTATTTTGTCTAAGGGTTCACATGCTTTTCAACAACAAAAACAGAAATTCACAAATATACCACCAAGACATTTGCTTCCAGGAGAATTACCTATTTATAAAAACTTTTTACTTAAGGAAAAAGCAGATGGAATATTAATTAATAACTTACCAATTGGAATATATCCAAATGCAACAATTATTTCAAATCATCAAGTAAAAGCAGAATATATTGAAGAATTAGATATTTATCTTGTGTTTGATATTGATATACCAAATAGTACAATTGTTGATAGATATAATATACTTAGACAAGCTCATCCATATACACAAAACACAAAACTACAAAATATTGATGATTTAAATAAATTATTTAGTATTATGGATAATGAAAGACAATTAATTATTAAATTTATGAATGAACACAAAGGACAACAAATTAAATGGTATCCAAAATTTGCATGTAAATATAATTATGACTCGAATAAAAATATTTATAATCAATTAATTAATCAGATAATTCTTGAACAAGAACGAGATATAAATTATAAACTTAAATTATCAAAACCATTTAATTGTGATGGTATTATATTAACACCTCTTGATGGTGAAAGAGAAATTAAAATCAAACCAAAGTCTCTAATGACTATTGATTTGTTGTTTAATAATGGAAAATGGATTGATAGAAATAATACTGATTGGTCTCATATAATTATAAAATCAAAAACAGCTAAAAAAGATGGTCGTATTTATAGATGCTACCCTCAAATTAATTCAAAACTACAATTTACAGTTGGTGAATATCGTTATGATAAAAAACATCCAAATCCTTTCAATGTTGTAGATAGTATAATTAATATGCTAAATTATGATTGGTCATATGATTTAAATGATATGGAAACATATTATTATGATGAAAGTAAAACACTAACATCACCTACATTAATTAAAACAATTCAAATGCAAAATAATTTGCTTGAACAAAATATTGATAAAATGGAACCATATTTTAATAAAAATTGGTTGGACTTGGGTTGTGGAAAAGGTAAACTAGTATCCATTATTAAAAAATATAATCCTAAATCTTATCTTGGTCTTGATGTTGATATTAAACAACTAGTTCGGTCACTTAAAATTCAGGATGAAAAACAAAATATTTATCAATTTAATCCTTGTGAATTATCATCTGATTGGAAATCTACAATAAATAAATGGTTTAGTTTTAATAATATGATTAAATATGATTATGTAGTTGCTAATTTTTCATTGATGCATTTTTGCACTAAGGAATTTTGGACTCAACTAAATGATATAGTTCATGAAGGTACAAAGTTTATGTTTAACTTGGTAAAACCATCTGATTCATCTGAATGGAAAGAATCAGACTCATTTCTGAAAATTCAAGGTACCACTGTTAACTATAAATTTGAATGGACACATTGTGATATTAAAAGTGAACCTTTTATTAGTGAAGATTTAATTAATGATTACCTTAAAACATTTGGTTGGAAGGTAATTGATAATAAAACAACAAAATTGCAAAACAGTCTTCTTAACTTTTATAGTTGGTGGATTGTTCAACGAATCTAAATTTTATTTTATAAGTATGCAAAATCAGAACCATCAAATGCATTAATTGTTGAATCATTTTGAGTATCATCTGAAAAATGTTGAAATGTATCTGTAAATGAATTATTTTTAAAATCAACCCTACCTGAATTTTGTGAGACAGATTGGTCAGTATTATTTTTTCTAGATAAATCTTGGTGATAATTTGGTGAAACAGAATTAAATTGTTTACCATATAAATTTTCCATAATTTGTTCTCTTAATTTATTTTGAACCATTTCATACGATTTTGCTTTTGTTATTGATATTTGAATTAGATTTTTTTCTAAAATATTATCTAATGACATTTGACCTGAAAAATTTATTAAAATTAAATTAGTTAATGCTAATGCACTTGCTTCATCTTTACTTGGTATTATTAATTCACCTGTTCTTGGTTCAAAATCAAGATTAGGTACAACTTGTTTCCAGTTTTCAAAATCATTTAATGAAGGAATATTAAGTTTAATATAAAATAAATATGGGAATTCTTCTTGAGGTGAAAAAGTAACTCTTGACCATGGATTTGGTTTATCAAATTCTGTTGTTTGTTCTTTTTCACCCATATGAACTAATGGACCTCTAGTAGATATACTTTTTAATGTAGGTTCAAATGATTCTGATTTTGATAGTATTAAATTATTATCTGTTTTATTTTGTACTTTTACATTAGTATCTTTATTTTCAGTGTCTTCCATGAAATGTAGAATAATAATATATAAAATTATTGTTAAAAAAATTAGTTTTAACATTCTATTTAAATATTCTAGAAAATAATTATATTAAAAATTTCTAAATAATTATAACAAATAATTATGAAGGAATATACTGAAACAAAATTTATTAGAGACCTTCAACACTTACCTGGTAAATATAAAAGCTTAACTAATAAAATAATGGAAACTATTTCAATACCATTTCATGGTAAAATATACATATTAGTTGTATTGTTTTTATATTTAATTAAGAAAATTTCAACATCACAAATATATATCTTATGTTCTAGCCAAATTATCAGTTTTATTATTAAATATATTATTAAAAGAAAAAGACCGTTTGAGACTGATAAAGGTATTCAACTATTAGAACAAATGAATTTTGATAAATATTCATTTCCATCAGGTCATACATTAAATGCATATTTGTTATCAGATATTCTTAAAGAAAATATTGGAGTTAATTTAGATTTTTTACCTTATATAGTAGGTTTAAGCAGAGTATATTTAGGTGTTCATTATCCAACTGATGTTATTGGAAGCATATTATTATCAAAAATTATATTACATAGTTTATAATTTACACATTTTAAATTTAATGCATTTTATTCCATCACACATTGGATTATATGTTATACACTTTCTTAAACCTCTGATATTAAAATACCAATAAAGAACACATAAAAGTAATATAGCTAAAAATAAATCTTGTAGTTCCATTTATATATTATATTATAAAATAAATTAAATATTATTTATAAGTTTTTTGATTGTTTCTTCAGCTGTTTCAGAAGTACGACAATAATTGACTATTTCAGCATGAGAAAATCGTTCATTAATAGTATTTGTTAATATTAGTTCTAGTTCTGGTTTATTCCAATAATATTTTATTATATTTTTAACATCTTCAATTTTAGCTTTTGTAAAATGGATATTATAATCAATTCGTCCTGGTCTAATTAGTGCTTTATCAAGTTGGTCTGGTTTATTTGTTGTCATAATAATAATACGACCAGGGCATTCTTGAAGACCATCAAGGATATTTAGGAAAAAACTTAAATTATTATTAAAACTTACATTATCATTTTCTTCTGATACTGATACATAATCATCATCATATGATTTTTTCTTTATTTGGATATTATTAGGTTCATTATTCAACGGAATTGAATAATTTAGCTTATCTTTAATATCTCTATCTTTTATAATTTCACCCATACAATCAACATCTTCAAAAATTAGAATCCGATTTTGTTGTGGAATAATTAAATCTTCATATAATTCATCGTCATAAATGATTTCTCTTAAACGATTCATATCAAATTTATCGTTTAATTTAATACTAATACCATGACGATTTGTTAGATTCATAAGAGCTTTAATAAAACCTGTTTTACCACAACCAGGTTCTCCCCAAAGAAGAAAGCCGAGAGTATATGGTATGCCTCTCTTTTTGTACCATTCAGGATTATTTAGAAAGAAATTAATTTTGGAAAGAATTTTATCTTTATTTTCAAAGAATCTATTTTCAAATGTAACATTTGATTCCCAATTATTATAATAAATATCTAAATCCTTGTTTTTTGGATTCCAACTGATTTCAACAAGTTGTTGTTTATTACATGATTTAGTTGCAAGATTTTGATTATATTCATCAACTCTTTTTTCAACCCATTTCTCAAGTTCAACCATCTTAAGTTTTTTAGAAAAAATTTCTAAATAATTGTATTCAGCATAATTAATTTTACCATTGTGTTCAGAATTTTCTTTCTCTCGACTATAAACTTTTCCTTCAATGCCAAGTTTTTTATCAATTGTAAACTTGTGATATTGGTCTACACGATATACAGAGTTTTTTGATTCTTCATAATCATTGTCTCTCCTGTTGAATTTCCAATTAACAATCTCACTTAGACTTTTAACAGAATTATCATTAGAATTTGATATATAATACATTATCGAACGATATCTTTTACTTGATTCTTTTTCTTTTGATGTAAATATAATTCTATTTGTAGAATCAAACATATATGTATATCCTTCTATTTTTTTAAAAAATTGGTACTTAAAATTAGGAGTTAAACAATAAAGTACAGCTGATGACATAATTATTATATACAAAAAGTCTATTATAATACAGCCAGAATCAATCTTATTAATATAATTAAAAAGAATATTAGTAGTCATAAAATCATTTAGGTTCATTATGATATGAGTATTATATCATAAATAAGTAATTTTGCAATTTTTTTATTTTTTGTATTATAATATAATGCTAGATAAATTTAATAATATTTGGGTTTTTATAATATGTTTTATTCTTGTAATATTTATTATCAAAAAAATATATAACTTGAATAAACCATTTGACGAAAATAGATTTATTGAACAACATTTTAATAAACAACATATTGGTCAACAAATACAAAATAATTTTAGTTTAGGAACATTATCTAAATCACTTTCAAAAATGACATCTTATTATGTTGGTCTTAATTAGATCAATGTGTATTTTAGATATCAGTATTACACCATTTTCACTGAAATGTGGGACACTTTAAAGTGTTTTCAAATTCTAAATAATGGATTTTCAGTTATCAGAGAAATTATCCAACTGTCCTTTATATTACTTGGTTAATTCTGAAGGAACTCAATGTCGTGAACAAGTTGTAATGAATGCTAGATATACTTGTCAGACAATTTAAACTTGAGAAAATAATGTCAGATACCGAAGCATTTAAACAACTCAATAATAAGTAAAATCATTCTTGTTCATGACATGAATTTGCAAAAGACTTTTGTTAAAAATATTGTCTTCATTAATCTGTTGCAAGACTACTGAAGATGCCAACAGAGTTATTTATTTTTTTTTAGTATTTTTTTTCTAGTATTTATTTAATGGATGAAAATGTTGAACAAGTATTATTAGAAAAACTTATGGAATATGCGAAAAAAAATGGTGTTGAACTTGAAAAAGACATTAATGAAAAATATACTATATATATATCATTAGATTCTATAAAAAATAAATTAGAAATTAAGGAGTTAGTATTAAAATTAACTGGTGAATATGAAAATAAAGTGATTATTGATGAACTTTATGAAAGCCTAAAAGAAAATTATGATAATTCTAAAAAATTTATTGACAAAGCTTATGTGAGTGGTAGTCCGAGTATTAAAATTATAAAAGAATATATTAAAATGCTGATGAAATATGAAAGCATAAAAGAACTATATGTGCGCATAATAAACGAATTTATTAAGGATAGGAATGAGGACTTGGCCATAAATAGAAAAAAATTAGAAAATATAGACAAATGGTTCACAACAATTTATAAAAATAAAGAGTTAATTACACCAGAAATTAAAAAGATGATTACACAAAATGCTGAAATATTGATGAATAAAAATAACCAGCTTATATTTTTACCATTAAGAGACAATCATATAAAAATATTTAGAATATTATATGATAAAATAAAAGATGTTCCTGATATTCTAGAATTAGTAGATAAGAGTAATAATGATGGTACATTGTTGACTTGGTTATGTCGATTAAATTTAAATGATTTATTACTTGACTGTTTTAATAAGGATAAGATAAATCCAATAAATGTTAATAATAATTCGGCTAGAACAACTCCGTTAATGTTTATGATTGAACATGCACGATACAATCCAGATACTTGCAATATATTAATAAAATTTTTAGAAAAATATCATAAACAACAACAACTTGATATAGAATTACTTATGTGTTTACCAAATATTAAGTTATTAACAGATATAATTAAATTATATGAAGGTAATGAACATTTACTTGTATATGATAGTATTCTTAATTCTGAAATATTATATGATAAAACAAATTATAATGGTTCTGAACAACAACATATAAATTTAATATTTGAAAAAATATTAAAAAAGAATGAAATATTTAAACATACTAATATACTTATGAATACAATTAAATTTAACAATAGGGATATATTTGATATAATAATTAAAAATCCTGAAACTATAAAACTATTAATAGATAAAATTACACCTGTAAAATTGCTGCTTATATGTTTACAAAAAGAACAACATTATTTAGAACAATTATTTAGATTACTAATACAAGAAATTGATAGCAGGATTATTGATGAAATAATTTTATTATTCCATTCTAATATAAATGTTAGTTATTTAATGAAACAATTAGGTATTAGCCAATCAGAAATAGATTGTATATATAACAAAATAATAACTAGACCTTCCCATATAAATTTGGAAACTATTAATTCTTCTTATAAAATCCCGACTTATAAATTAATAGATTATTTATGGACAAATAGTGACAGAAAACAAGAAAAATTTGAATATGTAAATAGCAACACAGGTAATAAATATATAACTGAATTTGGTTGTATGACAAATAGTGATGGTTTTAATATAATACGAGAGTTTATTAAACTAAGTATGTGTAAAACAAGAACAGTTGAATATAATAATGAAGCTCTTGAAGCTAAAAAAAAATGGATTAAGACACATATAGCGGTTCCTGATGATATTTCATATGATGGTATTAATTTTGAATACATAAAGCAAAGCATTAATTATTCTAAATATATATTTTATTGTTATGATTACACATCTCATGAAATAATTTGTATTGGAACAGTATTAAAACGTCATATTGATAAAAGTTATAAACTAGATGGATTATGTGTTGATAGTAAATATCCGGGTTTAGGACTTAGTTTTATGAATTATATTAAAAAAATTATAAGACAAATTAATCAAAATGAAGAAACTAAAATAAGATTAGAATCAATACAAAGATATGAAACATTAAGATTTTATAAAGATAGAGCTGGATTTGATTTTAATAGTAAAGACGATCATGGTAAAGCAATTCTAAATACAAAGAAATTATTTGATATGGATATAACTTATAAAAAATATCTTAAATACAAAGCCAAATATATGAATCTACGTAAAAAACTTTTAACTTGAGTTATTTTTATAAATAATATAAAATATTTATAAAAAAAATATAAGTATATACATAATCACATTTTCCCAATTATTAGTCAAAAAATTGAAGCAGAAATTAACTCTGTAACAATTTTAGAAAGAGAAAAATATATTATGACTTTACAGAACTGTTACTATCTTCTTGTCTCTGACTTTCAACTCTTTGTGCTGATACTATTAAATACTCAAATGGTGTTTTATCCATTGCTTTCACAAAATAATCAGCCTCTTCTTCATAACCAAAATCAATGTATGCAACAGATGTTTCTGGATAATTAATTACCCTTATTCGAAATACATGCCCCCAATCATATGTTAGTTCAGTCATTTCTTCTTCAGTCATATCAGTTGGTAAATCTGATAATTTAACTCTATATGCTGTTTTAAAATATTGTTTCTTTTCATGAGAATTTTCATTGAATCTTTTATCATTTCTACAAGTATTTTTTGCTTCTTCTTTATCTTTAATAACTTCAGGTTTTGTCGAAAGTTGTTCTTTGGTTTTTTCTTCAGTTTGCTTTTCTTTTCCGCATTTGATGGTAAAATGAGGACCTCCACATTTTCTACATATAATTTTATTTTCAGTAGATTTAACTGAATTATCATTAGTTGATTGATTTTCCATTTTATTATATATGTAAATAAAATTTTAAGTATATTATAAAATTATTTTTTATTTAGAGTATGAAATGCTCAAACAAGATACTCTAAAGATATACTTATAATAAACAGCAAGTAAAACTGGTTATTATAAACATATCTTTTATTTAAAGATATCCAATCTAATAATTTCATTTTTATAACAACATGAACTATCATAAATAATTTTAGTATAGATTATATTTTTTCTTATATATTATATATATAATAAATAATGGGAGAAAATAAATTCTTATATCCTCATTCATATGGTAGTATAATGAAAGATTTAGATCCAACTTCAAGATTAATGAAACACAATTATGAAAATAAATCGTGTGATGTGGTTGATAAGGGAAAAGGAGTTAATAGAGAATGTTATTATGAATATAAAAATAACACAGCTTATTGTCCAGATGATAGATTATATATGGGGGTTGAACAACTTTTCAATAGTATAAAAGATAATTTTATAAATTATATTATGTATGATATGGCAAATTTATGTTCAGTTGATGATAAAGAAATAACAGAATTTCGGGAAGAAGAAGTAACAACTGGAAAAAAACAAAGAGGAGGAGAAACAATGCCTTCACATGCTATGAAAATAATATCCGATACTAAATTTAACAAAATTTCTGATGAATTAATTCTACAGGCCCACCAACAAATAAATACATGTTTTATATTATTTGTAAATGATTTTATGGATAAATCTGGTAATATTAGAAAGAAAATAGATGAAGCTAATGTTTTTTCAAATATGCAAGTTATTTATACAAAAACTGAAGATCGTAATGCAGATGAATGTGATGATAAAGCACTCCTGCTTTTAATGCTTTTATTAACTTCATACAAACAAAATAGATGTGTAACTATATATAGTAACGACAATTATGCTTCTATTCAACATCATGGTGCTAAGAATGAAAACAAAATAAAAAATAGAATGCTGCCAGGGAACCACCCCGAATTCAGACGTTTTTTGGGTAGTTCAGTTTTTTATGAAGAAGTTGTACCATATTTTTATAAAAACTATAGTGATGAATATAATTATCTAGTTACTGAATTTGCAAACAAACAGAAGATGGTACCTCGCATTAATATAAATATATTAGAAGATAGACATATGGGGGCAGCGGCAGCTTCCCCAATAATAAAAAAAATAATTTTTATTTCTTTAGACTATATAATAATTAAACGCTTTAATATAACTTTTAATTTGAAAATAAATGAACAATATTTTAAAAGAATGTTATCACAAGATATACATGGATATGAATTAACACGAGCTTGTGGATATGATGACATGAACAATATCATTGAAAAAATAAAAGCCATGATGAAGGCAGAAGAAATACAAGAAATGAAGATATATGAGTATGAACCAATTGAAAAAATTACCATTTTTTTTAATTATGTACGCTGCAATTTGACCAAATATATACAGAGCCTAGATCCAACTAGTGGTCACTATATTCATACTCGGAAAAAAATAGATGAATGGGATAAAATAATAACTATGACAGATTATGAAAAAGAGCAATATGAATTTAATAAATATGCACGTGGTCTTATTGGTAGTAATCAAAAAAAATACTTGAAATATAAAACAAAATATCTAAATTTATTAAAAACACTTAAAATCAATAATTAAGATTAGTTACTCTTATATATATTTGAACTAGATTATATTATATCACTAGTTGAAACAAAAATGTATTCGTTTTATAATAGATATAAAATTTTAGATAGAGGTTAGACGATATCGGTTCCTTGGTTGGTTTCACAATTCATATTTTTTGACTCATATATTAATTGATTAGTTGGTTCTTGCATTAGTGTATAGCCTGTATATTTATTTATGAGATTATTAATTTCTGGATCTTCATCTACATTATTAGATTTTAATTTTGAATAAGTATTCATAATATTATTTATACAATATATTGACAACAAACATGTTGTTAATAAAAATCCAAAATTGATAGATGTTGGTATAAAATCATTTTTATCATATATAATTATAAATAGATTTAACAATGTTGACAAATGCATCGATATTAATGAAAATATATAAAGATTAACACTAAATAATGATTCAAATGATTTTAATTGAAGAAATGATAATGTTAATAACATTGTAATAATTAAGAGAGCATAATATATTGCATATAAACTTGTTTGTGGTATGGTTTTGACAAAAAATATATTATAAATTATTAGTGAATTAAATATAATATATACTTTTTTAAGACGACCGACAGCTATTTGTAAGTTTTCATCAACTTCATTTTGTTCTTTAGTATAACATTTATATAATGGAAACATAAGATGAATTAAAAGTTGTGACATTAATATGATTTCCAAAATTATACCAAATAAATCATATGAATAATCAGAATTATTCAAACAATCATTGGTAATGCATTTACTAATTTGATAACACATATTACAAATTATACTGTGTATTACAAATGAATTATATACACTAAATATAATTTTATATTTCAAAATTATTTCTAAATTGTTGCTTCTTCGTATCATCTTCATAAAATTATTAAGATAGCCAAATAGTGATAAATAATTAATAATAGATATTAATGATATAATATTATCACTCCAATCAACAGGATGTGTTCTAACTAAATTAATATTAACTAAAATCAATGAAGTTAAGTATATTAATCCATAATAAATTGTAAAATACATTATTATATATGAAAATATAATATACTAATAATAAATATATCAATTTTTATGATACTTAGTATGTAAAGTTGTAAATATTTAATTATAATTTATTATTGGTAAATTTTTTTATCAATAATTTGTGATTTTTCTTCTAATAAATAAATGGCATTTATCAAACCAAGTGTATGGGGGTCGTCCCATACCTTTATATTATTAAGCTGGTTCTTGTTGATTTTACTTATTTGTAAATATTTTTTTTGTGTGTGATATATCAGTATATCCCAATGATTTAATAATATCTTATTTTTAATGTTTATTTTATTTTTTTATATATAAATATATATTTTCATTTTCTGTATTATCACCACCTTCTTGTTCTTTACTTTTTTTAGTATTTAATTGCTTTTTATATTTTAATGTTAATTCAACGCAATCTTTTATTAAACTCTTCAATATATTTTTATCAATTTGATAAAAATCTTTTCTTTTTTTGTAACGATGTGTTTTTATTTGTGCTAATACACAGTCCTCAATTGCTTTTATATTTTTTGTTTCATATATATATACAACTTTCATTTTATCACTATTTGCTGAATTATAATTTGCTAATCGTTTTTTGAAATCTTCTGTTTGTCCAAATCTATATAATTATTTAATAGTTTTTCTAATTCTAAATAATATGTTCGTACTTCTTCTGCTTTTTTAGTTCTTGATAATAAACACATACGTTTGAAACAATCAGGTGTTAATAATATAATTTCCTTATTTATTTTCGATATTTTTCCAGTTTGTTCTTTTTTTAATACATAATCAATATTTTTATTATATGATTTAACTAAAGTTTCTTTCAGTTTACGTTTTCGTGTGTCTAACCATTTTGATACAATATCTAAATCAATTATGTGTTTATTGTTATTAGTTTTATTATAAATAGAATAAAAATCATTTATAAATTTATAATTAATCTGAGAATATTTTTTTAGAAAATCTGTTGTATTTGTTTGTATTATAGCATTAGTATCTAAATTTTCTCTTTCAATAATATGTTTTTTTATTATTTTATTTTCAGTATTATATATAAATACTTTATCTTTAATAAAACCATCAGTATTATTATAAATATGATTTAATATTATTTTTGTCTTTCTCTCTTTACACCATAAATATATGTTACAATTCATTTTATTATTTACTATTCGATTTGCTCTACACATTCTTTGTATTATATTAATCATATTATTACTTGGTTGAGTTATAAATACTGAATCACATTCTGGTATATTTATTCCTTCATCTAATATATGCACATTTATTATTATTGAAATTTTAGTTGATTGTTTAAAATTATTTATTATTTTTTCTCTTGTTGTTTTCTTTGTATTACAATCAATCTGCCAATATTCTATATCAACATTTAATAATTTACTCATCCAACTTAATACTTTACTCATACTATCAGCAAATTCAATACAAGTCATATAACAAATACATTTTTTATCCCCATTGTATAATATACTTTTTAACATAAAATATGCTTTCTTTATTATTTTTTCATCTATATTATCATGACATGTTTTTTTTATTAATTCTACAAAAGTTTGGTATGTTTCATTTTTATCTGGTATATAAATACTAAAATCACATATATACTTATTTTTAATTGCATCTATCCAACTATAATTATATATATCAATTATATTCATAAAATTTTTTATTGGTGTTGCTGACAAAAATATTTTATTGCATTTATAATTTATCAATTTATACATATTATTAGCTTCATCATTAATATTGTTGTCAGACAAGTTATGAAATTCATCAATTATAATGTAAACATTTTTTAATATACTAATTAATTGAAGAACTATATCAACAGAATCATATGTTGAACTTATTACATTTTTTTCTTTTATATAATTATTAATATCTTCTAACTTTCGTTTACCATCAGTAGATATTAAAATAGGTGAATATTCTATGCCTAAATATTTTTTAAAATGTTCTAATGTTTGAAATGCTAAATATCTTAAAGGAGATAAAATAATAATATTATCATACTGTTTTGCTAATAAAGACGCAGTATAAGTTTTTCCCATTCCACATGGTAAATTTAATATACTAGTAAGTTTATTATTAAGTTTATTATATGCTTCTAATTGATAATCTCTTGTTATAACTGGTGTTTTTATGTTTTCTATTATATCTATTGTATTATTATTAAATGGTAAATTAATGAATTCTATTTTATTTGTTGATAAATCTTTTACTCTTTGACTTAATGTACCATTATAATATAAAATACCAGTTAAATTATATTCATATAATAAAAAATAAAATCCAGCTAAATTTTCCATTAAAATAGTATCATTGTAGTTTTTACATTGAATAAAATAATATTTATTATCTTTGAAGGCAACTAAATCAGCTCCAATATCATATCTGTATTTGCAAAATATATTATAATCTTTTATTAAATTATTTTCATACATTAATTTTTCAGGAAAATCTTTCCAATGCCATACTTTTTCATAATCTTGTTTAATTTGTTTTAATACATAATATTCATATGTATAACCTACTTTATGTGCATAAGCCATCTTATATTATATTAATATATAAGATATGCTTTTATATAATTATTAAAGTTTACAAAATATAATAATATTTATTATAAATCTTGAACATAATACCATAAGTTATCTATTTCATTTTAATATTTTATTTTTGTTAATATTTCTAATGTTTGTATTAGTATAAGTAGCAAAAAAATGATAATATAATAGTTCAATAAAAAATTTATCAACTATATTATAAATGAAAAAAATAGATATATTTTTTATAAATAATATAAAACCATTAAAGTCAAATCCTTATATTAAAACAACTGATACAAATATAACTATTATAATTAATATTAATAATATAAAAAAAAACACAAATTCAAATAATCATAATTTATTTAATTATAGACTTGCTAAACAAATTCAAAAAATTAGTGATTTAATTTATATTTATGATTATGTGACTAGACTAAATATTGTTTTTGGTGATAATATTGATATTCTATTAACTAATAATATTATTACTAAATTAAGTGATATTTTATATAGATATTATCCGATAACAAGAGAAATAAAATTATACAACACAAATAAAGAATCAGTATTACTAATGGAAGAAATAACCAAATATAAAAATATAGTTATGGACCCAAATAAAAATCCAAATACTTATTTAGAATTTGTTAAATCAAATGTTCCACAAGATTACAAAATTACTTGTAAAACACTAATTGATGACAAGATATTTCCATTGACATATGCAGTTGGTTTAGGTTCAAATTTTGATTCATATTTTGTTCATATTAGTCCATCTAATCCTAATCCTAATAATTTTAATGTGTATTTAATTGGGAAAGCTGTTACATATGATTCTGGTGGTTTAAATATTAAATTAAGCAATATGGAAGAAATGAAGATTGATATGACGGGTTCTGCTATTATTTTGACTGTTTTAAGATTATTAAAAGCAAATAATTTTGATTCAAATTTGAATATTCATTTATTGATTCCAATTGTAGAAAATATGATTAGTTCAAAATCAATCAAGCCTGGAACTGTAATTGAAACAATGGGAGGAAAGAAAGTTGAGATTGTTAATACTGATGCTGAAGGTAGATTGTGTATAGTAGATTGTATTGATTGGGTTAATAAGAAATTAATTACAGATTGTTCAAAATCATTAATAATTGATATTGCAACATTAACTGGAAATACATTACAAATAACTTCTGGAATATCAAGTATAATTATGTCGAATAATATATCAAATAGTCATGTTAGTAAATTATTAAATATTGGTGAAAAAATTGGTGAATATTTAGACTATCTTAAAATTAGAAAAGAATATTCTGATTTGCTAATATCACCTGTTGCTGACATTAAAAATATTAATATGGATATTAAAGCAGGATGTATTATTGGTGGTACTTTTATAAATTATTTTACAAATACAAATAAAAATACTAGTTGGATTCACATTGACCTTGGTGTGGCTACTTTTGTAAATTCAATGCCATTATCATATGGTGTTAATTTATTGTATGAATTTTTGAAGCAGTTAAACAAAAAAATTGATTAAAAAAATAATTTGATTTATTAATATTAGTATTAATAAATGTCATTATTTGAAATCACACTAAAATTAAATGAAAATGAATATCCCATGTTAAAAAATCTTAAAAAAAAAGAATTAGATAAATATCTAATAAAAATATTTAAAACAGGTTATCAAATTCATTTTCCTTCTAATGATAAAATAGAACAACAATTAGAATACAATGAATTAATTGAACGAATTGAAACTATTAAAAATGAACTAAAAGATGAGATAAATAATTCAGAAATATCTGATAAAATTAATTCACTAGAATCAAGCTTAACTAAACTAATAGGTATATCATCAAATTCATGTAAGAAGGGTAATTTTGGCGAAAATGTGTTAGAAGAAATCTTTTCTAAAAGATATGGTGATATTCAATTTGAGAGAAAAAGTCAAGTAGCTCATTCTGCTGATGCCTGGTTATATCTACCAGATGGTAAGATTATTATGCTTGAAAGTAAAAATTATACGACAACAGTTAATAAAGATGAAATAAATAAACTACAATCAGATATGGTTACTCATCATATTAAATGGGGTATTATAACAAGTTTTAATTCAATGATTCAAGGAATGAAAGAATTAGATTTTCATACTTTTACTCATAATAATGAAACATATTCAATAGTTATGATTTCAAATTTGTCAACAGATATTCATAAATTGGATTTAGGATTACAAATTATTAGAAAATTGATGGCTAATTTTGACAATATAGATGATTTCCCATGGATTATTAAAGATATAACACAATCATTAAATGAATTAAATCAGATAATACAAAAAAATTATTGTTTGAGAGATTCATATTATTTAACAGAAAGAGAAATCCAGAAATCACTATCTGGTTTCCATGTTTTATTGAGAGATTATCAATATGAAATTGAAATTAAGATTAAAGAAATTATTAGTAAGATTCAAAATACAATGGATTCATCAATTAATCAGTTGATACCAGAATCAGATGATTTCAGTAAATTACTTGCTAAATATCAGGACAAAAAAATATTACATATATTAACTAGATTTGTTGATATTGCTAAAAGTAAAAAGTGGGAAGGCAAATGGGATGATGAAAATAATGAATTAATATTAAAATTCAATAATAAAGATATTGGCAAACTAAAAATACAAACAAAAAAAGTTATAGTAATAATAAATGAAAATGATATTACTATTCAATTACATTTAGGTAAAGATAAAGAAAATAAGAAGAATTTAGAATTAATAGCATCAATTTAGAATAAATAGCATCAATTTAGAATAAATAAAAATGATTTATATTTTTCTAGTTATAATTATATGAAGTTATATATCTATATACTGTTATTTATTTTAGTAATTTTTTATGTTTATAAATATTCAGAGTTATTTGAATATTTTACAAATAATTATGTTGCTCCAAATATGTATGATGTTTTACAAACAGATGTTGTCAAGCCAATACAAGTAGATAATTCTGTACAAGTTTCAGGATTTAATCCCAATAATAATCAGTGGTTTGTAAAAACAAATGGATTTTCTGATATTTATAATTATGAAGATACTGGTGGTGAAATTACTCATGATATTTTGTCAAATTATAATACATATATGTCACCATATAATCATGAACAAACTAATAATTTAGAACCAATAACTAAATCAAATAAAAATGTTCCTGAAGAAATTGATTACAAAGGTAATAATTATAAATATCTTGGTACAGCTACTAATGTTTATTATAACCAATATTTTTATATATTTGAAAATAATATTGAACAAGATACTAAAAAAATGCAAGTTGAGGAAGAATTAAAATATATTAAAAACAATAAAATTTATCAGTATTTATTAGTTAAAATGCATAAAGATAATGATCCGCAAATAATTCATTGGGTAGGTCCAAGAAATAAAATTAATATAAATGATGTTGTCTACTTGTCTTTAGCAACTTTTCAATTAGGACCATTAGTAATTAATTAATTTATAATAAAATTTATAATAATTTTTTTTCAAATATTTTTTCCTATTTGTAATTATATATAATGGAAAGTTCTGATGACAAAAATAAAATGTATAAAAAAGATTATTGGGGTGCAAAACTTAGAATGATTTTAACAGGTGTTGTTGTTGTTGGTGCTGTTAACTGGGGTACAACTGCTTTTGGTTATAATTTAGTTGAACTTTTATCAAGAAAAGTTAACTGCTTATTTAAGTCTGATTATTCTTTTGATAAAGTCATATATGTAGTTGTTGCTGTTTGTGGTGTTTTACTAGCATCTAGTAGAACTACCTGGTTACCATTTCTTGGAAAATCAGTTTTACCTGGTAGCTTAGTTCCTTTAAAAACTCCTACTCAATCTAATATGAAGGTATCTATCAAAACCAAACCAAATGCAAAAGTTGCTTATTGGGCTGCTTTACCAACTGGTGAGAATCCTGATGTATTTACTGCTTATGGCGACTATTCTAATAGTGGTGTTGTAATGTCAGATGCTAATGGTAATGCAGAATTACTTATTTTAGCAGGTTCAGGTTACACTGTGCCATCTGGTCGTAGACTTGAAAGACATGTGCATTATCGTGTAGTTGATGAACACCGTGGTATGATGGGAGTAATTAGAACTAAAAATTATTAAAAAAATTGATTTATATTTTGTATAAAATATATTAATATTTATATAATCATGTCTACATTCACACATTTATCAAATAAAAATATAATTATTGTACCATCACAATCAGATGATGAATATAATATTGCAAATGATAAAACAATATTATGTGTTTGTTTATTTGCAATTAATTATGAAGAATTAAGAAAAACTTTCCTAAAAAATAGAGAAGATTTCATTAATATATATAAAAAATGTTTAGAAGATACATTAATTAAGTGTAATGAAAATATAAATATTAATGATAAAACTATTTTATTTGAAAAGCTAAACTTATCAAATAAAATATTTAAAATATTAACATATGAAGAAAATAATGATTTTACAACTTTAATTTTTTACAAGTTTTGTATAGTATCAGGAGATATATTCTCTTTTATACTTATAAATATTTATGGATATTTCTTGGTTTTAAATTCTCAAGAACATATTGTTCAATTTATAACAAGTGATGAAACTTTTAAATATATAAGAGATAAAGTTAAAAAATATAATGATTTAAATGTTATTATATTTTGTTGTTCATAGTAATTAAGTATTAGTCATACTAATAACGTCATCAATTTTACCAAACATTATCTGATTTGTGGTTGGATTTCTATCAGAACCTATATAAAAATCATAATTTTTTATTAATATTTTAAATCCCATATTTTTATACAAAGTAACTAAAGAACTTTCAAATATTCCTGCTACATCAAAAAATAAATATTTAGCACCCTTTGTTTTATAACAATTCAAAACAGTATTTAAATGTTTTTTACCACTACCTTTTGAACTATCAAATTTTCCATCTTTACTAATTAATTTTTTATCTATGTTACGTATCTGTTCATCCTTAAATATATTAAAATTTTTATGTTCAACATATGTACCTTGTTCCTTATTCGTAAAAAAATCAAACTGTTTATTATAATAACCAGCTAGTTCAATAATTTCTTTAGAGTTAGCACGTAATAATTCTAAAAATTCTTTTACCTCTGTGTCATGAGGATTTTCAATCTTTCTAATATTATTTAAAATATTATGTCTAGTTTCTTCGTAATCATCATCACCTTTTATTGTTATAACATTTAATAAACGTTCATTATTGCTAAAAAAATCTTGTTTAGTCATTTTGTCTGAAAATTCTGGAACAAATTTTTTATATTCGTGAAGATTTATAAAACCACCGACTTGTTTTTTTAATTCTAAATATTTTTTTTTATATTTTAAATATTTTTGTTCAAATAACATTATATATATATATATATAAAAATTGATTTAATTTAAATATATACTTAATTGAATTACTATTAATGTCTCAAACTACACAAATTGATAATAATCTTTATGACCGTCAGATTCGCACTTATGGAGAAGAAGCTGTTAAAAAAATGACTTTTAGTTCAGTCTTAATTTATGGATTAGCTAAAGGTCTTGGTACTGAAGTTGGTAAAAACTTAGCACTTGGTGGTATCCGTAATATTTATCTTTATGATGAAAATAAAGTAGAAAATAGTGATCTTGAAACTGGATTTTATTTCAATGATAATTCTATTGGAAAAATCCGTAGTCAAGATTTAATTTGCAAGCTTCAAGAACTTAATCCTTATGTAACCATTCAATCAGTTACTGATTTTAAACAAAAACAAAATGTAACAATCGTTATTAACCAATCAATAGAAACAGTTAGTGAAATCAGTAAATATTGTCGAGATACTAGTTCAAAACTAGTTGTGTTATATTCATGTGGTGTTAGTGGTGTTGTATTTGTTGATGCAGGTAATTGTCATACTATAACTGATGCAACTGGAGAAAATATTGAGCCAGTTCAAATTGGTGAAATTAGTACTGATGGTAAAGTTAAATGTGTATTGAATTCTTCCCATGATTTTCAATCTGGAGATTATATTCGGATTGATAATTTAGAGGGTACTAATGTTCAACAGTTTAATAGAGAATGGAAAATTAAAGTAATTAATAAAACTACATTTCAATTAGATAGTTTTGAAAATATTCAACCATATACTTTTGTTAATGGTACTGCTATTCATATTAAGAAATCACAAGAAATATCTCATCAAACTTGGGAAGAACAACTTGAAAACCCAAGTTTATCTTTTAGTTTTGATATAGATGGTGCTAAAAAACTAGTTGATACATATATTCAAATGTTTACTAATAATATTGTAAATTCAATGCCTTTTATTTGGTCTGAAGCTAATGATAATTTTATGAAAGGCAATAAAATTATACTTTCTGATTACGCTCGTACATTTGGTTTTGAACTTTTACCAGTGGTTTCTCTAATGGGTTCTATTGCAGCTTCTGAAGTAATTAAACTTGTAACTAATAAATATATGCCGATTAATCAATGGTTTACATGGTCTGATTCAACTCTTTTGAAAAATGAACCTAATTATTCAAATGCAAAAACAACGTATGGTTTTCTTTTTGGTACTGAATTTGAAAACAAGTTAATTAATTCAAGACTATTCATAGTTGGTTCAGGTGCTATTGGTTGTGAACTGTTAAAAAATCTAGCTTTTATGAATGTAGCCAGTGACCATGGTAATGGTGAAATTATTATAACTGACCCAGATTCAATTGAAAAATCAAACCTAAATCGTCAATTTCTGTTTAGACCTAATCATATTGGAAAACTAAAAAGTGAGATGGCATCAGAATCAATCAAGAATATGAAACCTGGAATAAATATTAAACCACTTTTTCAAAAAGTTGGTCCAGATTCTCCAGAATTTACAAATCAAATTATGAATTCTAATTTGACATGTGTTCTTAATGCACTTGATAATATTAAAGCAAGACGATTTATGGATGAACAGTGTTTTAAATTTACACTTCCACTTTTTGAGTCAGGAACAACAGGAACAAAGGGCAACACTCAACCAGTGATTCCATTTGTAACTGAAACTTATTCAAATTCATCTGACCCAGAACAGGAAAAAACATTTCCTATTTGTACAATTAAAAGTTTTCCTAATGAGATTACACATACAATTCATTGGGCAATGGACCAATTTGAGTTTTTCAACCGTGCACCATCTACACTTAATAAATGGATTAAAAATCCAGATTATATCAATAGTCTTAGTCAAGTTGAGAAAACAATTGCTATTGGAGATATTAATGAATTAACTGTAAAACATCCAACACAATTAACAGGTCTTAAATGTTGTGTTGAATGGGCTATTGATATGTTTAATGATAATTATTACAGTTCAATAGTTCAACTATTAGAAACATTTGCACCTAATCATGAAGTTACACCTGGTGTTAAATTTTGGTCTGCAGGTAAGAGATGTCCTAAACCTATTCGTTTTGATAAAACTAATAAAGACCATTTTAATTATGTAAGGTCTACAACTCATATTTTGGCTCGTATTTCAGGTATTGATGATAATTTCACTGAACAAGAACTTGGAGAAATGATTCAAAATTATCAACCTGTAATTAAAAATTTAAAAGAAACCAGTGTACAAGAAACTAGTCTACAATTTAGAGATACATTTGTTCCTCAAGAATTTGAAAAAGATGATGATACTAATTGGCATATTAATTGGATTAATATGGCATCAAATATGCGTGCACTAAATTACGGAATTCCTATAGTAGATTATCAACAAACCAAAGGTATTGCAGGACGAATTATTCCAGCAATTGCAACAACTACAAGTGCTGTTTCAGGTCTTATTCTGATAGAAATGCTTAAATATCTAATGGGTTTTAATAAAGTAGAACAATACCGTTCAACATTTATTAATCTTGCCGAACCAGTTCTTGTTTATTCAGACCCAATTGAAGCTCCATTAGTAGAAATCAGTGGGATTAAAATTAATAGCTGGACTAAATTTGAATATACAAAAGATTCAACTATTGGCGAATTTAAGGATTTTTATGACAAACAGTTTAAAACTAATATTACCATGATTGTTATTGGTACAAGTATGATTTATGCAGAATTTCTTGGTGCTGATTCTTTGAAAAAGAAACTATCAGAAACAATAAAAGAAGTATTTGAAACAGAACATGTCCAATCAAATGTATCTGTTAGTCTTGCAACTGATGATGAAATAGAACTCCCATCTATTACAATCAATCTAAATTAATTTATTCTTCTTCATCATCCATTAATTCACCATCATCTTCATCATTTGATTGGGCACTAAATCTTCTAAACATAATATAACCAACAATTAGTAAAACTATAATAACAGCACCAATTATTAAAGGAGCAATCATACCACCAAGAATACTACCAATACCTTTACCAACACCTTCAGCAGCTTTACCAACACCAGAACCAATACCTTCAGCAGCTTTAGAAACACCAGAACCAGCTTTATCAACAGCATTACCTGCACTTTCTAAAATAGCAGAACCTGCTGTACCTACTGCATAAATATCACCCTGAACAGCAGTTTTCTGTTCATCAGTTAATTTATCATTAACATTTTCAATCATAGCCTTGATTAATTTATCAAAATCATTTAATACTTTTGTTGCAATATCATTAACTACTTCTTGATTAAATGCACATTCCATGACATCTTTTACAATAGATTCTTGTTGAATACCACTTATATTAATTGGACCAGAAACATCTATTTTTCCAAGTTCAACATCATTTGCCAATTTAGAATCAGCAGCACATTTGGATAAGTTTTCAGTTTTCAAGACATTAGATATAACATTTTTAGCATCATCATTTTTTTCATATTTAAAACTTTGATTAAGGTCGAATGTATCTTTCATTTCTTGACTAATATCTTTACTTGTTGATTGTTCTACCGAATTTCCAACACTATTACTCAAAACTTTACCAACTGTTTCCATTGTTTTACCCCAAGCTTCACCTACAGAGCCAACAATATCACCTATATTTGTACCTTTCTTTTCATCAGTAGTAGATTTCTTAACATCTTTATCAAATTGTTTGGTTGCAGAATCAATATTATCTTTAATTTTATTGGCGATTTCATTTTGAATTTTAGTAGTAACTGCTTGAGCAAATTCAGATTTAAGTTTTGTATCTATTTCACCAGTTTGTTTAATATTACTAAAATTAAATGAAGTACCTTTAACACTTGCTAATGTTATTTTATTAGAAACAGCAATAGTTCTCATTAAATCTGCAGAATTTTTACTAACAACATCATTAACAACATCTGAAATCATTTTAGACATACCTTTAATAACTTTACTTTGGTCAATTTTTTTATTTATTTCTTTCAAATCTTTTATTTTTGTACTATCAGATAATTTTGTTGAATTACCAGCATCTATTAATGTTTCAATTGTCTTTGGTTTATTAGAAATATTTGATAATTGATTCGCTAGTTCAACACTAAAAGCATAAAATTCACACACTTTATCATGTTTTATTTCATTCATTATTGATCCCAATACATGTTCCATAGAATCCATTAATGCTGATGTAAGTTTGAATAAAAAATCATTACCAAAAACACAATCAACTGACAAATCACTACTACATTTTTTAAGATTATCACGTGATAGTTTTGATACTAATATTTTTGATATATCTAGTTCTTTATTTGTTTTAAAAGTTTGTGGTAATTCCATTACTATAGAAATCTGTTTTCTTGAGTCTTCCATTTCTTGCTTATTTTTATTGGTTACACCTGTAAGATGCAAAGTATGAATTAACAATTCTTTCATTTTTTTATCAATTGATAAATTATTTATACTATTAATAATTGACCTGCCAAAATCAGATGCAAAATTATTAACATCTTTTGATGATATTTCATTATCTGATTTAAAAAGTTTTAAATTATTATTATTGATTCTAATAGCATCTGCTAATGCTGATTTAAGAATAGTCATCAATCCAGAACCAACTTTTTCACGATCCATTTCTAAACTAGATGCAATATATGCACCATAAGATGAATTCATAATTATGTGTTCATCTGTATGACTATCTCCATAAAGTTTATAATGTTTAAAATCTTTATTTAACATATAATTTTGTGGATAACTTTCCATTGCTTGGATAACATTAACAGGCATATTTCCATTTAAAATTTGGTCAAAATAACTCATTATTATATATAAATATTGAGAAAAAATTACTTGTAAAATAATTAAAAATTGCTTGTAATTTATAATATAATTAAAAATTGCTTGTAATTTATAATATAATTAAAAATTGAAAAACATATTTAAAAATATCTATACTAAGATATTAAAATGAAACTTGTAAGTCCATATCGTAATATAAAACAATATACAAGAATCTCTGTTGAACCATATCATATGAATTCTGATATTAAAAATAATATGAAAATTATATTAAAAAAAAAAGTAGAAAAAAAATGCAATAAAAATGGATTTATTGATGAAGTTTATAAAATTATTGAATATTCTGATGGAATAATGCCAGCTGAAAATTTAAATGGAGCGGCTATTTACAACATAACATATCATTGTAAATTATGTTTTCCTGTTGAAAATACTATTATAGTTAGTCAAGTTAGAGTTATAAATCAAGAACTAGTTGTGTCAGTTAATGGTCCAATTATGATTTTTATTCCAAAAGAAAATATAGATACATCTGTATGGGATATTCCGGATGAGTATATGAATAAACTCAAAAAGAGGAAATTAGTATCTGGTGATTATGTTAAAATACAAGTGTTAGACAAAAGAATTAATCAGTATGATACCCAAATTAAAACTATTGGTAAACTTTTAGATTTTGCTACACCCGAAGAAGTAGAAAAATATTTTGGTTCTAAAATTATTTCTGAGAAAACAGTTGATAATGTTAAAATCACTAATAATCTTGATGAATCTGAACAATTTGAGTCTGTCAACACTAGTAATCCAGATACTGAATCTAATTTTATTATATAATTATAATTTAATATTTTTGAAAATATATTTTTCTAATTTGTTTAAGATATCTTCACTATAATTACCAACTATCCAATTATTAATATCCAAGTTCTGTTTTTTTAAATATTCATCCCTAATTTCAGTAATTTTTTTACTGAAATTTCTGATTAAACCCTTAAAACTATAGTTGTCAAATTTTAATCTTTTTATTAATTCATTAGCTATATTAGTTAAATTCATTTTTTTATTATCAATATTTAACATTCGTTGATATATCCACCATGTACACCATACACCACAAAAACCATTTGGGTCACCAATTTTTTTACATTTTGATGTTTCAAGGTTCTCTAATATTTGAAAACTAATTGCTGGCAAAAACTTGTGTGGCGCATAATATTGAATGTCTGGTTCAAACTGCTTAATCATACTTTCTATAATATCATCTAATAATTCCGGATTATAATTCATACCCATTGGATAGTTAGAACCATTCGGCTCAAATCTTTCAATTGTTTTATTTTTAACATCCCAAAATAATATATTAGCATGAGAACCAATAGATGTTTCTATTCCAATTGGAATTGTTATATATTTTGTTGATGGTTCATTAATTAATTTGTTAATTTCATCACTAAAATATGATGGATAAAAAATTTTCTGATAAGACCAAATTATTTCTATATTTGAAAAATCCATTTTATATGGATAATTCAGACCTATTTTTTGATAATATTTTTCTAAAACAGTATTATTTACCAAAGGATAATCTAATACAACATTTAGTCCTTTAAACTTAAAATCATTATTCAATAATATCAACCCAAATAAAACATCAATGGGTAAACCAGTATAATAACAGTTATTTACAAAAATACCATTATCAAAATTTATATCAATATTTGATAATCTTGGAACACTTCTTTTTTCTTTTACAATTATTTCTTTAATCTTACTTTTACATATTTTTTCTGAATTATCTCCTGATGCACCCTTAATTATTGTTTTTAATTTATCAAATGAATCTGTTGAACACCATCTTTCCCAATCAATTAATAATTCGTCTTTATTTATTTTAATTTGATTATAATATGATTCAATAAGTATTTCAGTAATCTCATCTGTTAAATTCATATACTTAAAATTATTATCTTCAATGAAAAAATTAAGTGGTTTTAAAACTAATAAATCTCTGAATTTTTTTATTAAATTATCATTTATTATTTTCATTAAACATGTTATTCCTTGGTTATTCTGAATATTTAAATCTGATTCCATAATAAATTTATTAATAATATTATCATCTAATTCAGACAAGTCAATATCAGAATCTAATAATATATATAATGGTATTTCTCCATTAATATTAGACACATTAAATTTAATATCTGGTTTTTTCAAAAGTAAATCTAGATATCTAATTCTTTTATCAATCAATATATAATGCAGAGGTGTATTACCATGAAAATCAGGAACATTATAATTCACATTTTTATCTAATAATTTTTTAAATAAATCAAAATTATCAAATATAATTGAATGATGTAATACTGATAATCCTAAATCAGAGCTAATATTATTTAAATTTATATTTGTTTCCAATAACTTATTAATAATTATTACATTATCATATATTGTTGCTAATTGTAATAATGTTTCACCATTTACAGAAGTAAAGTTTAAATTATATTTAAGTTCTAATAAATACTCTATCATTTTATTTCTTTTATAAATTAAAGATATAACAAAAATATTTGAACCATCTTTTGATATTATATATGGGTCTGCTTTATATTCTAATAATATTTTAAATGATTCAAAATTATTAAAAATAACTGAATAATGAAGAGCAGTTAATCCTAATCTGTCTTTAATATCAAAAATATTAACACCAATATTTATACTATTATATTTTAGTAATAGTTTCATTATTTCTAAATAATTAAATTTAATACAATTATATAATATAGACCTACCATCAGTATCCAAAATATCAAAACGTATATTAAGTGATTCTTTTATAGAAAACTTTAAAATTAATTCAAGTAATTCAACCTTATTATAGTTTACAACAAAATGAAGAAAATAATTATAATTAGTATCTCTTATATCCAAATCTTTTATTTTTCGTTCTTCAATTAATTTATATATTTGTTCAAATTTCTGGGTTTTAATTAAATTAAATATTTGTTCTGTAGAATATGTATTATCCATATTTATCTATTATTTATAAATAGAAAAAAATAGATTTTGTATAAGGCGTGTTATTAAACTCATATAAATAATGAAATAATATTTAATTATATATTATATCATTAATATATAATGGAATTAGATAATATTGATTTTACTAAAGAAATATATTTACAATATCTTTATAGAATATATGATGCTATGTATACTAATAAAATAATTATAAATAATAATATTTTTATTGTAATTATGTTATTTCGTCAATCTAATAATATTTTTATGAATACACAAAAACATAAAACTATTAAATTTAAAATAAATATACCATATAATTTTAATGAAACACAAATTATTACTTTTTTGTTAAAAACATTAACTAAAAAACAACTTAAAAAATTAACTAAAATTGCATTCAAATTACATGAAAATAATTGTAGTTATAATTTTAATATTAAAAATGATTGGAATAAAATTAGAAATGATATGGTATATAATTACAAGGGGGTAAATCAAGATGCACTAAATGCTATTATCAAAAATTAAATAAATATTTTATCAAATTGTTCAAACAAGTCATTTTTTGTTTTATTATTATCAAAATCATAATCAACATTTAATTTATCAATATATGTTTCAGATTCATGAATAACTATAAATTCTTCTTCTGATTTATCTATATTACGTTTTACTCTAATAATAACACCATTTAACTCTTTTATTAGATTAATTTCATTTGGAAATCTTAAATCTGTTAAAACTATTTTTTGTTTTGGATTTTTTTTCCATATATCTAATATTTGTCTCTTTACTACTTCTATCCAAATATTATCATCAATATCTGGTAATATTTTTTTAATTTGATGACGGAATAAATCTGTTCCAACAAATTGCATTATAGATCGCGGACTTACTTTCCAATATGTATCAGGAATTTCTTTATCATTACCATATAACTGTTCATCATTAAATTGAAATATTATTTTTAATACTTGTTTAAGAGGTTCAGCAAATGCTAATCTTCTATAACCATATTTTGATAAATATTTCCCTAATGTATCTTTACCATTAAATTTTTTACCTGTAATTCCTATAATTAATGGCATATTATCATATGAATCATTTAATAAATTTATTTGTATATTTTTAGTATCTTTATACCCACATAAAATATTGCTATATATTTTGTTCATGTATATAATGTTTATTATTAATATAAAAAAATTAATTTTTTATATCAATTATATATAAAAAAATAATTAACTTTCAAATAATATATCCCAAGAACCATTAACAACCCTACGATAAAATATATTTTTACCTGCTGTAAAACTTGGTCTAATTATTCTAAATATATCCCCAATTTTAGCACCATAATATCGCGCCATTATATCAGTTAGTAAAATCCGGGATAATTCTAATTCATTAAATTTCTCTAATAGTTCAGTTTTTTCTTCTTGATTCATTAGTTGATGTTCTGGAATAAATACTTTAGATTGAATATCTTCTAACATTTCACTCTCAAAAAAAAATTCTGCATTTTTATATTCGCCTACTATTTGTTTTACAACTTTTTTGGCAACATCGCGTGCAATAATAATCTTATGAATATCAATATTATTTGATAAATAATCATCTAGAGGTGTTCCCTGAACAATTGATGTAAGTTTAGCATTTACTAAATATATACCATAGTTAGTTTTATCTTCTAGTTGAATTTTAAATATTGTTTTAGTAGTTAAATCATCACCTAGTTTCTTATATTCAGCAGCCCATGATTTAATTAATCCTCTTCTTTCTATCATTTTAAGAGTATTTTCAATCATAATTTGATTGATTTCTTTATTATTATATTCTACGTTGATTGACATTATATAAATATCTAGATAATCTTTATATATTTATTTCAATATTTTTCATGTATATCTAGCTAATATTATACCTTTTTCATAAAAAAATAAAAAAATTGCTTGTAGTTTTTAATAAAAAAATTGATATTAAAATATATATATAGATAATTTCTCATTAATAATAATGTATCAACCATTTGTATTTAAGCTAGAATCCGGGAAATCTAATATTCTCGATAAAGGACCTAATAAAGACAATCTTATATTAAGTTCAACTATTAACTTACCATTGTGTAGTTTAGGGTTTCATAGTTTTATGCATCGTACTAAAAATGCGATGTCAATAACTAATAATCTTCAAACAAAAAATAAATTTTATTATGTTGTAAATCCATTTGAACATGTGATTTCAAATTATGAAGATTCAATTAAAAATTTAACTAAAATATATCTTGATATTAAAGATGATAATCCTGACATTCTATCAAGAGCTTTTTATAAACTTTGGGAAATATTATTTTTGTTTGATATTGCCAATAAAAAAGAGTTGACATATGCAGCTCTTGCAGAAGGTCCAGGTGCTTTTATTCAAGCTGTTATTAATTATAGACAAAAACTTGGTTCTGGTATATCAAATGATAAAATTTTTGGTGTAACTATTCATCCAGAAAAAGGAAAATATATTGAGATGGGACAACAATTTACGAATTTTTATAATAAACAAGTTCCAGGATTACTAAATATACATGAAACTGTAACTACTGAAAAAGCTGCTAAACATCAAGCTAAAGATAATGGTGATATCACACAAGTCAAAACAATCAGCTTATTTAAAAAAGACATTGAAAAATCTAAAGATTATGCAGATTTAGTCACTGCTGATGGTGGATTTGATTGGGAGGTTGAAAATTTTCAAGAACAAGAAGGATATCAATTAATTCTTGGTGAAATTGTTGCTGCATTAAGAGTTCAAGCAAAAGATGGTAATTTTGTTCTTAAAATTTTTGAAACTTTCACTATACCATCTATTAAATTAGTATATTTATTGAGTAGTTTTTATGAAGAAACATATATTCATAAACCATTTTTCTCAAGACAATCTAATTCTGAAAAATATGTAATATGTAAAAAGTTTAAATACGACCCTAAAAAAGATGCTGCTTTGTTAGACACAAAAATTAAAACTTTAGAATCAGTTCTTGAAGGTATGAATTCTATGAAATTTGTTTTTGATATTTTTCCAGATTTGGATTTACCACTTGATTATCTTGATAAGTTTAAATTTATGAATATTAAAATAGCAAACCCTCAGCAAATTATGATTAATGATATTATTACGTATATTAAAGAAAATAACTATTTTGGTGAAAAATATCACAAGTATAGAGAAAAACAAATTGAAGCTACTAAATGGTGGACAAGTAATTTTTATCCACCATCAAATAATTTATATATTAAGAATAAAGAAGAAGTACAGAAATTGCTTAAAACTTCTCAAGAAAAATATCAAGCTGAACAAGCAAAGTTTATTGCATCAATTACTAGATAAACTAAGTTTTTTTATTAACTACTGGATATAAATATTGATTAGCTAATTCTTCACCTAATTTAAGTTCAACACCTGCTAAAGACCGATTTCCTAATTCAACTTTCTCTAATTGGTCTAACATTTTATGTAACATAGATAATTCATCACGTTTACATAATTTTTTAACTAGAAATGGGTGATGTTGATAGAATTCTGGATGAGATTCCATAATTGCCATTTCAAAATCAAAAGGATCATTTATTCCTTCTAGTTCCATATTATTAATTTTTTCAGAAATATTTTTTACATTTTCTTTTACCCATAATATATTGAATGTTGATTTTAATTCAGGAGGAGGAGCATCAGTATTACTAGACATATTTTGAGACATGACAACTAATTAAAATATAATTAAAACTATATTTTAAATGGTTTCTTATAAACTACAGCAATTAATTTTTTAATGGTTCTAGTTTTTTTTATAAACTACAGCAATTAATATCAAAGTAACTAGAATACCAATTAATCCATAAACTAATTTAATATCACATATTTCATTTGTTTTTGCTTCAAATTTTTCAATGACAACATCTGGTTCACAGTGAATATCAGTGTCTATCATTTTACGTGCAATTTTATAATCAATTTCAGGTTTTCCCTTCATTTTATTAACAATATTATGAAAATCTATCAACCATTTGACAAGATTTTCTTTTGTTTCTAAAACTGTATCAGTTATAGGCATTTTCTCTAGATTTTCAGCATAATGGTTTGCACATATTGAACAAGGAAGTGTATATTTTAATAGTGTAAAAAATGCTTTGTATTTTTGTTTTTTATCATTATCAGGATTATCTGGGTATCCTAATGTAATGTAATGTAAACCTTGCCATAAACTTGGGCCGAAACAATCAGGACCGACAACTTTATCAGGACCAACTGGTTCCATGAGTTTTTTATGTGTCATATTATACAAATATATTATAGTCAAGATAATTATTTTATTTAATAACAAAAAAATTATATATTTTTATAGTCATACTTGTTATTAAATAAAATTTTCTAAATTATGATAATGAGTTTAATATCAAGATATTTCATTAATTATAATATGTATAATGAAACAAATAAAAATACAATTTCTAAATATATCAATCAAATTTTACAAATTTATCATATGGTAAATGAAACTTATAATGGATATATGACTGATAAAAAAGATACAGTAATATTATCTGGTTATGCTGCTGTTTTATATTATATATATCTACACATGACAAATTATTCAGAAGCAACCATAAATAATTTAATTCAATCACCAATAAATCTCGAATTAATAATGGTATATCATACTGATAATAAACCAGATATTGATGAGTTTTATATAGGAGATTTCAAACAAATTACACAAGAAACAGAATACTCTATATTTAGAAATGAATGGACATTAAATGAAATCAAAGAATTCAAGTTAATATCAAAACCTTTTTCAGAAACTAAATGGGACAACATTAATGGGGTTAATATAATAAGTCTAAATGAATTATCTATTCATTATAATATTTGAGATTTTATTTATAATTAATTCTGGAATTTCTAATCTATAAATGGTTCCTTCTAATGGGTTATATAAATTAACAATTGATTTGTTTGATATTACTAACTTTAAAACTAATTCAATAAATTTATTTTTACTAATTGTTTTTTCAGTTGATATATCTATTATATTAACACAATCATATAAATCTATAGAACAATAATATTTAAGATTATGATTATAACACAAACCACCCAATTTAACATCATTGAACATACTTGTGAATTCATCAATAGTTGGTTTAAAATTAAAATTGATTTGAGGATTAATATATTTTAAATAAATAGATGGGTCATAATATTGATTAGAACTAATAGTATATTGTATAATTAATTTAATTAAATTATCTATTTGTGATTCACTATAATTTTGATATGATATGTCAGTATTTTTTATAGTTTTCAATTCAGCTACTTTAATTGTTTCAAATCCAAAATTTTCATCATTGATTTTATCAAACAAATCAAATATATCTGTTTTAATTAAAGCATTGAATTTTAACTTATTCATTTTCAATAGTTTATTAATAGATTTGTAACTTCTTTCCAAATATTCCTCTAATCTATGAATTTGAAATTGCTGATATATACATTTAGGAATCAGTTTAAATTTATAAAATTCATCATATTTAAATATATTGTCTTCATAATATTTTTTTGTTACTGTCATGTATGTTGCTTCTTCTTGAGCTGTTTCAATATATAAATTAACATAATTATGGTCTATATAAGTTATTTTTAGATTTGTTACTTGGTTGCCTGCTTTTACTAAATAATTATAAAAGTGTTTTAAATCATCTTTAAAATTTTTATCAAGTTCAACTGAATTATTATTAGTATATTTTAGTTCTTTAATAAATTCAGGTTCTGATTGAATAAAATTTGATTCTTCAAACTCTCTAGAAATTAAAAGTATTGAGTTTCCTTGAGTTAAATTTATTTTGGTTACAATGTATTTAGCTTTAATATCTATTTGGTTTACTTTAAAAGGAACATAACCAATTTTATTTCCTTCCATAGTATAAACACCGACTGCTTCTGAATTTATTCTATTTTGTGGATTTACTGCTAGTTTAACACGTTCTCCTATTTTTAGCTTTTTAATATTATTAGCAAAGGTAAAAGTTCCATCAATTTGAATTGATTGCATTAAAAAAATATATATAATATTTTAGTTTAAAATACGCATAAAACTATTTTTTTACAACGAGAATTATTTTTAGCAAAAAAATTATTTAATTATATATTATATTATATAAAATGTATAATCCGTCAAATATTGCATTAATTAATTCACAACAATTACAACAAGCTGATGGTATTATTACTAATAATAAATTAGCCAATAATACTATTACTAGTGATAAAATAGCTGCTAGTACTATTACTGGAACTAATATAGGTTCTGATACTATTACTGGAACTAATATAGGTTCTAATACTATTACTGGAGGTTTTTCAGGTAATATAAAATACGGCACTATTACTGGAGGTATTAATACTGTAAATGGTATTGATGGTAATATAGCTTATAAAACTATTACTGGAGATAATATAGCAGACAATACTGTCACTGCTGCTAAAATAGCAACTGGTGCTGTCACTACTACTAAAATAGCTTCTGATACTATTACTGGAGGTCCTTCAGGTAATATAAAATCTGGCACTATTACTGGAGGTAATATAGTTTCTAGTAATGGTACTAGTACTATTACTGGTAATATAGCTTCTAAAACTATTACTAAAGATAATATAGTTGATGGTACTATTACTGGAACTAATATAGATTCTGATACTATTACTGGAGGTCCTTCAGGTAATATAAAATCTGGCACTATTACTGGAGGTAATATAGTTTCTAGTAATGGTACTAGTACTATTACTGGTAAT